ATGTCACCTGTGAATAATGACACTGTCGTCTCAGAGTTTGCTCGTTATCTGAAGCTGAAGAACTTCACAGCTAAAACGATCGAGCACCGCTTGGGGCAGATTGCTAGATTAGCTAGATGGCTTGGGGAAACATCTTTGCTGGAGGCCACCCCAGAGCAGCTTGAGGCCTGGCAAGGTTCGTTGCGGGTGTGCCCGTCTAGCATCCAGACCTACACGTCGCATGTTTGCACCTTCTACCAGTGGGCCTACCGCTGTGGCCGCACGAGCGAATACGTCGCAAAAGACTTGGTGCAACCGAAGATTCAGCGCCGCATGGCCCGGCCCATCCCCGAGGACCACTTGCGGATCGCGCTGACCGGCGCGCCCGTCGGGACTGACATCCATGCATGGCTGCTATTGGCCGGATACTGCGGTCTGCGCGCTGGGGAGATCGCGCAGATGTCACGCAACGACTTTCGCCCCGACGAAGGCGGCGGTGCCTTCCTGACCGTGCACGGCAAGGGAGGGAAGCAACGCATCGTCCGAGTTGCCCCCGAGGTCATGCAACGTTTGGCAATCCAGCTGAGCCGACCCGGCACCATGTTCTGTCGTCCTCGCGGCGGGCCAGTAACACCCAACTACGTCTCGGTCGTGGGTGCGGAATTCCTAACCAATCTCGGGCTCCCGTACACGCTGCACACCCTGCGACACAGGTTCGCGACCGTGCTCGCCGACGAAGGCGCGGACCTTCGCGATATCCAGGAATTGATGGGGCACGAGAGCCTGGCCACCACCATGCGGTATCTCGCCTACTCAACCCGACGTGGAGCGGCGTCCGTCGACTCGCTCGCGTCGCACCTGTGCCCCTCGCGGTCGTCGGCATCAAGAATGGAACAGCGCAGTCACAAGTAGGTGTCACATCTAGGAGGTCGGCCAGCGGACACGAGGGGATGCCCATATGGTCTCCGAATGCCCGCTCGCCGGTCCCCCTGGATGAACGAACGCGCCCAGTTGCTCGTGCGCTATCTCGCCGAGCAGCACGCCCTGAACATGACCGAGGCCATGGCGCGAGAGCGTATTTCGGCGAAAGTCGACCTCACGGCCGAGCTGATGGGCATCAGCCGGCAGTCGGCCAAGGCCTACGTCGATGAGGACTACGTGCGCCGGATGGCCGACAGCTTCGCCGGGGCAGTTCGGGATCTACAAGCACGATCCCCACGCCGCGGCCTGCGCGCCGTGCCGGATGACGATTGACGGATTGCCGCTCGCTTGTTGCCCGCGTTGGCTACTGCTGTTGTAGTGTGCCCCGTAACCAGATCGGTCAAGGGGGCAGGTGTGAGCGATGACAAGGTGTTGCAGGCCGACCTTGACGCGATGGCCAAGATTGGTCCGCACCTGCGCGAGAGTGCCAGGCAGATCCGGGGGCGTATCCCGGCAGACCATGTGACCCCTGGGGCGGATCCGGGTTTGGCGGCGCTGGAGGCTTTCTCGAAAGCGATCTCGGATGTGGAGCGTATCGCCGCCGCTCGGCTGGAGGCGATCAGCGATGTGTACGACGAGGCGCACAAGGGCTTCTTGACCACCGAGCAGCTGCACGCCGGGTACTACAAGTTGCCGAGCATTTACCAGCCGCCGCAGCGCGCATGAGGCTCCAGCCGTGACAGTCCTCGATGAGTTTATGGCTAAGAAGGCCAACGACTATATGGCGGTGGTGGACAGTTTGCGGCCGCGCACGGCGGCGTTGAAAGCCACCTACGACGACTACAAACGGTGGGCCACCACCCCGAACGGAACCTACTGGTCTGGGCAATTCGCGGGCGCCGCCCAGGAAGCCGCCGCCGATGACTGCAAGGGCACCGATAACGCCGACGACACCACCGAAGATGTTGTCAAGCTCGTCAGCGCCACCATCGAGTTCGAGGTGTTGCCGCCGTTGACCAGCGGGCAGAACATCGTCACCAACGCGTTGCGCGAGGGCGTCACGGTCGGTCAAGACTTCACGATGACCTATCACCCGGCTGAGGGTGAAAGCGAAAAGTCGGTGGCCCGCAACAAACAGATCGTGGCTGACGCTGAGCGCGAACTACGCGAGTATGTCGCCAAGTGGGAGAAGGCCACCCAAGAACTCAAGACGCAGACCGATGGTGCGCGCGAGAAGATGCTCTCCCGCATCAACCCCAAAGCGGCCCTAGTCGATGCGCGCAAGATCCTGCGCGAGGCCACGCCAGGCCAACCAGCAGCCGAGACGATCGACTACAAAAAGCAGTACCCCAAGGCCACGGACCCGGCGGGCACCACCCCAGCCGCAGCCGCCAGCGGCCCGGAGACGATCAATTACAAAGAGCTGTACCCAAAAACCGCGTCGGTGGACGGGCATCAGCTCGGCAGCCTCGGGGCCATGCCCGGTGTCGGGGATATCGACAAGACCAAACCAGCCAAGCTCGCCCCCACCTTGGCCGATCGCGATGTTCCCGCGTTCGCCCAGGCGACCCGCGAGCGCCTGCAACATGAGGGTGTGCCCGCTAACCAGATTGAGCAGCGGGTCAATGAGGCGGTCCAGCGGGCGCAGGCCCCGCGTTTTGCCCCCGACGCCGATCCGATGCGCACCCCTGGACAGGTGTCGTTGCACAACTCGCCCGGTGATCAGTTCAACGACATCGTGGGCCGCGCTAACGATGAGGCCACCAAAACCATTGACGGCCAGATAGAGCAAGCCAAAGTCCTTACCGGACAAGCAGGTCCGGGCGCGCCCGGTGTCGCCGAAGCATGGAAAGACGTAGGCCTCGGTGCAGTCAAACAGGTTCACGAGCTGACGAGCGATCCACTGGCCGCGCCCAAGATGGGCATCGAACAAGCCAAAGAGTTCTACAACCACCCCGGCGAGTTCATCGGCAAGAACCTGATCCACGGCACCGAAGCCCTCGGCGGCGGGGCAATCGGCGGCGAAGCCGCAGCCGGTGCGCGCGGACTACTCGGCGATCTCACCGGCGCCGAAGGGCGCGCCATCACCCATGATCTATCCAGCACCCACGAACCGACATCCGCGCACGTCGAGCAGCCCGGCGCCGGCGCGCATTCCGGGCCCGTGATGGACCATCAGGCCCCCTCGGCGGGTGGTGACCACACCCCGCCGTCGTATCAACCGCCTGCGCCATATGAGTTCGATCCTGGCGGCGGCCAGCATTACACCTCCGGGGACCCGCACCACCCGGGCGGCTGGCCGCCCGGCACCCCCGAGGCCACATGGAACAAGGGCGACACCGAGCCGGGCTGGAAGCACATCAACCACAGTTTCGACAAAGACTGGATGCCGTACCAAGAGCAGATCGGCGGAATTGAACGAACACCCAGCGGAGCGCTTCCCGAATGGGTGCAACATGATCTAGATACGGGAGCCCCAGTTTCCTTCGACGGACACACCTATCGCGGCCCGCAAGAGGTCTTTCTCGAAGCAAAGGATGGCTTTCGGGGCTTGGCGTTCGCGCCGGACAACGCGTACTGGACGGGGCGGGCAGAGTCGGCGCTCGAACAAGTTGACCGACAGCTCGGCGCGCTCCCACCAGGTGCGAGACTTGAGTGGCACGTATCCGATCCCTATGGTGCTGCAGCCCTTCGTGACCTGTTCGATTCAAACGGTGTCTACGGTGTAGAGGTCATCTACACTCCGAAACCATGAGTGAGGTGGCAGTGGTGAACGAGGCGCGAAACCCGGCCTGGGGCGCATCGCGGCCGTCGCTGCTCGCTCTCCGGGTAGCAGCTGGCGAATCTCCCGAATGGATCGCTGCACGCACCGACAGCCTGCTCCGTTCGTTGCAATCAGCTTTCGACGTATCGAGCTGGCAGATTGCGGCCGACAACGGTTGGGAACTGTGGGAAGGTTCCCCCGACGAACTGGTCAACATAGTTCGCAAACATCCCGTTCGTGAATTCGTAGGGGCATCGGAAGATATCGGTGATGCGCTACCCGGTGAGGGTTACTCCTTCACCATTTCGGGCGCAGGCCCCCGTGTTTCCCCTCTGGTGCGTATCGCAGCCGGTCACCCGGCTGTCGGACAGCGGCTACCTCGCCGCCGTCTGGCGGTCGAGCTCCGTGAAGCGCATGAGAACGCGCTGCGGTCCGTGGATGCCGACGCCGTAACAGCTGCGGTGGTCGAGACGTGGCAGCCCGCGACCACTGAATTCGCGGATCTCGACGTGCGTCGTCTTGCTCGCCGCGGCAACTGGAAGATCGGCGTCGGCTACCGAACATGGATCAGCGCCGAGGTCGGTACGGTGAGCCATCTTGTTGACCGGCTGACTGCGACCAAACTTGCTGGCGGCACCCTGATTTCGGCACCGGATGACTGGCCTGCCGCGCGGGTTGTCGAGGCGGTAACCGCCACGTTGCGGGAGAACGGTCTCGATGAGGTACCGCACTAGGCCCGGTCAGTGGGCATTACCGTTACCACTTCTGACCTGGGCGTGATCTTGTAATCTGCCGTCCATGGCGAGAGAGATGGGCGTCCCGGCGAAAGCGTTGTGGGTGTGTCTGGGGGTATTTGTCGGGCTGCTGGCGTTCATGGCGGCGTGCGCAATAGGGCTGTCGGGCCAATCCGGGAACGTTGGTGTGAGCGTTGAAGTGAGGCAAAAGTACGCGATCGAGACATGCCAGTCCGCTCTCTTGAAGCGCATGCGTGACCCGGAGAGTGCGAAGTTCGCCGATGAGGTGGCCCGTGAAGGCGTGACGCATGGAGGTGGGCGTGATCCCGAGCTGGAATACTCGCCCGACCGCGGTGATACCTACTTTACGGTGACGGGCAATGTCAACGCCAAGAACGCGTTTGGTGGTTACACGGGGATGCGTCCCTACACCTGCGATGCGGTGGTGGATAGAAACGGCACAACGCAAAGCCGGGCCCGCGTGCTGGATTAGTGCACTAGAAACACCAATAGCGCCCCTCACCAGGTCAGGGTGAGGGGCGCTATTTCGTTGGGCTGCAATCAATGCGGGCTCTCTACACCTCGTCGACGAGCTCTGCCGGTAGCTCGGGTGTGGGGGTTTCGGGTCTGTGTTGTCGCGCCCAGCCCATCCATTCGCGGATGTGTCGGACGGCTGCGCGGAGTTTGTCACGATATTGGTCGCGCTGGCCTACGACGATGGCTAGTTGAGCTTCCAGGTCGCGGACTTTGCGCGAGGTGCGGGCTTGCCAGGCGCCCAGGATGGCGACGATGGCGCCGCCGACGGCTTGGATCTGGTCGGGGCTCACCGGCCGCTGCCCGCCACGAGCTTGAACAGGCTGGACGGTACGACGGCCTTGGTCGCCGAGGCGGTACCGGATCGGCCTAGCTTGATCGATGCCGCAGAGAAGATGAGCGATACCGCCAGCGTCCCGGCGCCGACATTGATGCCGCTCTGCCAATCGATCTCGGTCAGGGCTGCGTTCACTGCGGCGTCGGCCAGGTTGGCGCCGACGATGAAGCCACCCGCGAACGTCTTGATGGCACGCTCGGCAGCGTCAACGGCGGCGTCCTTGAGCCAGGGCGGGATGGTGATGTGCATGACGGTCCTCTCGGCGGTTGGGTTGTGGATAACTGCGTTTGGGCAGTTCAGGGGGAGTTTTTTCGATGGCGCCATGGATAGGGAGCGGTACGGTGTGGGGAGTCCCTGCGCGCTCTCCTCGCGCGGGGGTGGACTGATCTACGCGGCGATGGCGGGGGTGCGGCTGGCCCAGTCGCGCACGTGCTGGATGGCGAGCCCGAGATAGGTTTGGCCGGGCCATACTTCGCGGTACTCGTATTGAATGTGTGCGGCGGTCGGTGGGGTGGTGGTGACGAAACGCAGCGCGATCAAGGCGGCCTGCGCCGCGGCCGCGGGCCCGGTGAGCTTGTTGATATCGCCCCAGCCGAGTAGTCCCTGTAGACCGCCGAGGACCATGGGTAGGCCGAGCGCGGCGATACCGTTGGGGCCACCAGTGAGCGCGCCGAATATGGCGGGCAGCTCGATACCCAAGGCCTTGGCGGCGATTTCGGGGATTTTGGGCAGGATGGCGCCAGCGGCCCCGAGTGGGTCGGTGATCTGGAATGCGGTCACCATGTCGAAACAGTCGTCCATGATGTCCCCGACCACCCCGAGGGGGATGTTGCCGTACATGTCGCCGGGGTCGGTGAGCCAGCAGTGCCGGTAGTCGCCTGTGTCGCCGTAGCGCCATGACGAGATGCCTTGCCCGGCAAGGATCGGACCGCCGTAGTAGCTGCCACCGTGGGGCCGGGTGGGGTCCCCAAGGCTGAATGAACACAGGTAGTTGTCCGGGTAGTGCTCGGCCAGCCACGCGCGGAACCGGGCGCCCGCGACCGCGCCGGCCGAGTATCCGCCGATGACAACCTTGATGTTGGGGTTGGCGCGGTAGCGCTCGGCGAAGATGCGTTGTGCGTCGGCCACGGCGATGTCGACGGCCTTGGCCATCGAAATGTCGTTGATGCTGCCCGCGGCGCCGACCGGGAGTCCGCCCATGGTTGCGGCGAATTCGGGGTGCACTTCCTCAACGAGGTTGGCCACGGCCTGCATGACGCGAGATACGTAGTCTTGGCCGATGACTCCTCCGGTGCCCCGGAACATTAGGCCCAGGTGGCGGTTGGCGGGCGGGGCCGGGGGCGCAATGCCCAGCGCGCGTAGGTCATCATCGGACACCTGCCCGGTGGGGATCTGGCCGGTGCGGCGCTGATATTCGGCGGCCCACAGGGCAGCGCGCGGCCCGAACTCGTCGGTGTCGCGGGGCAGCGGCCCCAGCAGCCGGGTGTACAGCGGTCCGAACCAGTCGTTCATCACGGCCCGCCACTGACGGACCGTTTCATTGCGGTCTCCGATGCGGATCATTTGGACCACACCTTGTCGCGCAGCGTCATACCTTTTGATGCCCAGTCAGGATGTCCTGGCCCGAGTTGTTCGGCGATGTATTCCAGTAGCTTGCGGTCGGGAGCTTCTTGGACGAATTGCTGGTGTAGCACAATAGGATCGACCGCCGGGGGCTGCGCGGGCGCGTAGATGCCGAGGTATCCGGCGCGCAGCTTGGCGGCGAACGCGTCATTGCGCTTGTCGCCCTCGGGCCAGGCCATCTGGTAGTGCATCTCGTCGGGGCGCGACCAGTCGCGGCCCCAGAACACCGAGCCCTCGAACAGCGCCAGGCCCTTGCGGACCTTGGCCTGCGTGGCGGCATCCATCGTGTACCGCTGCCAGGGGTACTTGGGTGCCATCACGTCAACAGCGGTGCCTGCCAGGTGATTACTGTTGGCGACATCGTTTGTGGCCGACCAGCCCCACACAGGCGAGGTGATCTCTTCGACGTTGCGGTCATACCAGTACAGCCAGGCGCCCAGGATGGTCAGCGGGGCGCCCTTACGCAGCGGCGCGGTGTCCACGAGGTACAGCTCGTCGATGCGTACGATGTCGCATTCGTCCCGGTTGCACATACGCCAACCGTTCTCGGAGGTCGTATTGCCGTAGGCGGTGCGGAAACTCATCGGGTGTACTTCCTTTCGATGCGGGGGTCGATCTCTTGGGCGTAGGAGGACAGGCGGTCGGATGCCCACCAGCCCAGCCGGAATGAGATGGCGGCAAGTGCGGCGTAGACGGCCGAGTGTTTGAGCAGCTGGCGGGCCATGACTACACGCCCCAGAACTTGAATGTTGGTGTGACATCGACTTGTAACGGCTGCGATCCGTCGTTGACGGTCAGGGAGACCGGTAGTGCCTCGGTGCGCAGCAGGGTCGCGCCGTTGAACACGCCGTACCGGTTGATCACCGTGCCGTTGGCGACGGTGCCGCCAGGTACCGAGATGGTCACCAGCGAGCCGGTGGACGATGCCTTGTCGATGCCGGATTCGGTGACATCGACTGGGGTGGCCCAGGTGGTGTCGGCGTAGGCGGTGCCTACCCGGGTGGAACCGGCGAATAGGCCGATTCGGTTGCCGAGTGCGGTGATTGCGGCGCAGCAGGCGCGTCGGTGCGCGCCCTGGTATTCGGACATGCGGGGGCCTTTCTGTTGGTTACGGGGTTTCCCAGGTGGTCCATCCGCTGATGCGCGGGGTGTATCCCAGCGCGACGTTGCGGGGTGATTCGGTCGTCCATTGGTGGTCTCTGTAGGGGGCGATGGCGGATTTGAGGTAGGCGCATCCGAGTTGGCCCTCGATCATCAGGCCGCCGAAGGTCTGGTAATCGCCTGTGATGACGTAGGTTTCGTTGACCTGGTACCAGAGGTAGTCCTCGGTGTTGACCGGAAGGCTGTCGTCGTCAAAGTCCCAGATGGTGGTGTTGAGCTTGGGGACGTATTGCAGGAGGCATTCGCCGACGTTCGGGTCGTGTGGGGCCGCGTCGAGGTAGTAGTTTCCGTTGATCAGTCCGATTGGGCCGTCGTTCATGTAGATGTCGAAATAGGAGGTTTCGCGTCTGCTGTAGAAGTGGATTCGGAATGAGTAGTTGTCGATGTCGTTGGGGTTGGCCATGTTTGGGTGGTCCCTCCTGCGGTTACTGGTATGCGCGGCACCAGGCGCCGCCTGCGCCGCCGACGCCGCCGGGGCCGCCGAAGTTGGCACCGCCGGCACCGGCACCGCCGGGCGCATAGCCCGTTGCGCCATCGGAGGTTTGCGTGGCACCGCCCGGGTAGGTCACGCCGTTGTAGGTCTTGTCGCCCGGGCCGGGGCCGTCGTTGGCGTTGATGCCGGTGGGGTGCTGCGGGCCACCAGCGCCGCCAGCAGCGGACAGGCCCGCCCATCCGTCGCCGATAGCGGTGGTTGCCGTACCTGGGCCGCCCGCGGTTCCGGCGAAACCGCCGCTACCCTTTGCGCCGCCTGCGCCGATGACGAATGTCAGGGTTGTTGTGGTCCAGGGAACGTGGATGCCGCGCTCCAAAGTGGTGGTGGCCCAGGTTCCCGGGCTGCCGGGGAAGCCGCCGAGTAGGTAGAACGTGCCCGAGCTCGCACCGCCGCCGCCAGCGCCGACCAGCGCCAGATCGAGATAGCGGCACCACACCGGGATCGGGACCACGGTCGTGCCGACTGCGGTGATCGCGGTCAGCGCTGCCGGTTGCGGACTGAACCGGGCGGTGGCGGTATCGGCCCCGATGGCTTGACTGGCGCTGGAGGGAAGCCGAACCCGCGACAGCACCGCGATATCGGCGGCCGTGGCGGCACCGACGGCGGCCAGGCCGGGGAGCATCTGCGCTATCTCGGCGGCCACGGCCGAATCGGTGGCGCGCACACCGGGGCGGGCCGTGTCGGCAGCTATCCCGGCGTTTCGTGCAGCCACGCGCAGCTTCGCCCGCGCCAGGTCGGCGCCCCGGCCGGCATCACTGGCGGCCAGGCTCACTCCTGCGACGGCGAGGTCTGCGCTAACACCCTGATCGATGCCCGTGTGGGCGACCCGCAGCAGATGGGCCAGATCGGCGCCGACTGCCGAGTCCGCGACAGTGACCCGTGGCATCCAGACCCACTTGCCCATGGATGGCGGCGAGGGCGGATCGGGCTTGGTCGACCACCTACTCGATTGCCCCGAGGGCGCAGACGGATTGGTGGACCAGGGCATCAGACCGCCTTGATCGCGGCGTACCCCGCAGCCCCCCAGCCGCCGGTACCGGCGCTGCCCCCGGTACCACCGGCACCGCCCGCGCCGCCGCCGCCGGGCCCGTTGCCCGGGGCTCCGTTGGCCGCACCTACCGAAGCGCTGGGCGGGGTGTTCTGCCCGCCCTTGAACAGGCGCGCGGAGAACCCAAGATCGCCGGGGCCGTAGCCCACCGAGTCGCGGTTGTAGAAGCTGCCATAGGCCAGGCGCCCTAGTCGGCCACCAGCGCAGCGCAGAATTTCGCTGTTGTCGGTGCCGTTGCGGAACACGATGTCGTGGCCCGGCTTGCCGTCGGTCTCCTTGCTGCCGGGCTCGCCGCCAATACCTGTGGGTGAACCCACACGCTCGGACTGCACCGTGATCTGAGTGACGGACACCGGGATGTCGACGCCGCGCTCCAGCCGTAGCGAGTTCCAGGAACCGCCGCCGCCCCCCTCGCCGGGCTTGTTCCAGCCGCCGTCACCGCCGCCGCCTCCACCACCGCCACCGCAGCCCGCCAGGTACAGCACGGTGCTGGCGCTGGGGATGTCGTAGACGGATAGGGGCAGGTTCGACCCGGTGGGTGAGTACTCGGTCCATTGATCTGCCAAGTTGGTCGACTCGCCCAGGGCGCCCCATACCGGCGTGAATTCCACGTGCCCGCCCACCAGGGTGGGCAGGGAGGTGTAGCCGGTGCCGCCGTCCTGGGTGAAGAACAGGGGGATGTTCTGCACGACTTCCAGCACGGTCGGCATGGCCGGTGTGGTGTAGAGGCCCTGCGGGTTGCCGACCTGCAGCACACCGATGAAGGCGGTGTGGCCCTTGGGTACCGTCAATCCCGGCGACGGAATTGTCAGAGCTTGCACGCGGCTGGTGCCCGATAGCCGTGCCTTGACGTTCCCGAGGTCGACGGCCTTCTGAATTTGCAGCGACTCATTGATCCGGTACACGCCCACGTAGCACTGCGTCATGCCATTGCCGGTGATGGCGAATTTCACGGTTCGATACGTGCGCTCGACACCCGGCGTGATGGGGATGAACACCAGCTTTTGGTCGGCCGGTACGAATGTCGACTGTGCATTGATGATGGGGAACGACACATCGTCGTTGATGCCTGTGGACATCCAGCGGGGGGTCAGTCGTGGCAGGTTCACAACGTCGGTGGCGTACACCGCGGCTGCGTACGCGTCATCGGCCTTTTTCTTGAGTGCAGCGGTCGCGGTGGATACATCGACAGGACCCCTGCCACTAGATCCGTCCCCAAATACCGCGTTCCAGAAGTTGTTCCACGTGTCCTTGAGGTCTTCTCCGATGTCGGTGCTGCCGATCGGGCTGTGCACCTTGGCCGGGGGCAGCTTCGGGATATTGCCCAACCCGAGTAGCCCGATGATTTCCTCGGCGGTGATCTTGCCGTCGGCGGTGATCGCGGCGAATCGCTGCTCGAAATCGGCGATGTCCGAATTGGCTTTGCCGCCAAGGGTGTCAAAGAACGATCTCCACTTGCCGAGCAGCGGCCCGAGGTTCGACATGACCGAGGTGACGTTAGAGAAGTGGATGCGGCCGGCGGTGGCGCCCTCGGTGACCACCAGGGTCACTGTCGCAGACTTGACCGATCCGTCGGTCGGCACCGTCCACGAGCCGCTCAAGCTGGCACGTATCCAGGACGAATCCGCGGCCACGGGCTGAATTTTCTTGATGACGATATCGGGGAGCTTGGCGCCATCGGAGGCAAACGGGGTGATGCACAACCGGATCGGATTGGACCCCGCTGCAGCCGAGACGCCTTGCCACATCGCCGATGCGGAGATGTCCACCGCCTGGCCGGCAGCTACGTTGAACGGGTCTTTGATGCTGATCGCATGCAGCTGGCCATCGGCGTTGAGGTAGATCGACTTGCCCGACAGGTGCCCGTTCTGGGCGGCGTCGAATCGCCAGTACGGGTTGTCCTCGACCATCTTCGGGTCGGTGAATCCGCCAGCGCCGCCCAGTAGGTCGTGGGCCACATCAGCCACCCACGACGCCGGTATAACGCCCTTGAGGAATTGGCCCGCCACCTTGGCGATAGCGGTCAGGATCGATTCGGGGTGGGCCAGATCGATGCCCGCCAGGGCGTTGCGGATACCGAGCGCCCATGTCCCTAAATCATTTTCGTCGCCGTCCTCGATCCCGGTCAGCAGCTCGACCAGATCGCCGAGACCAGGTTTGTCTTTGGCCCACTCGCGCAGCTGATCAAACGAACCCACGCCGGGAATGAGGTGCCCCATGACCGCGAGCACCACGCGACCGAGGAACTGCTCAATGAACCCCTTGCCGAACTCCTGGAGCTGTTGGGCTGTGAACGGCCTCGTGAGACCGCCGCCCTGCTCGCGGTGCACCGGGGCCGAGGGGACATCCCTTGCCCAATCGGGGATCTCGGGCTGGTTGTCGGTCACAGCGGCCAGGCCTCGATGTTGAAGTGCGACATCGCGGCGGTGGCGGTGTACGTCGATGTGCCGGTTTGGCGCTCGCACCGGATGTGCACGGTGGCCGAGGTGCCAGCGGGGATGGTGTCGTAGTCGTCGGTGGTGCTGCCGGGGCCGATGGGCTTGCCCGGTGAGAACGCCAGCCGATCAGTCTGGGCGATGCCCACGCAGCGGCCCACGATGTTGCCGTTGGCTTCGCCGTTGAGCCGGGCCAGCAGATTCACGCGCACGTCGGCCGCTTCGCCGGTAACGACTGTTTGGCCTTGTGCGCGGATGCGCCGAGGCCACGGGCGGGGAGGGATGTCGATCGCGGCCATAGTCCCGTTCGCGTTGCCCGTACCGATGTTCTTGATTTCGCCCGGGTAGAACACCTCGGCAACCTTTTGCGGCACAAGCTCAAAACCGAGTAGGTCGGTTTTGACGGCCGGAATCCACCCCGCCTTGGGATTGGTCGACAGGTCCAGCGGATTCCAGCGCGTCGCACCGTCTTTGCCGGTCTTGCCGGTGTGTAGCGCCAGGTGCATCTTCCACCTGCCGGGCGTGGTATCCGTTGGGGGAGTGATGAGTTCGAAAAATGCTGAATCGGGTGTCGTATCTTCGGGGGCCAGTGGTGTCAGGTCGATCTTCTCGTCGAACTCGGCATGCTTTCCGGGCGGGCCCTGCTCGACCCCGGACACCCCTCCCATGATTCCGCCGTCTTCGCGCAGCAGCACGTGCGCCACCCCGGTGCCGTCGACCGGGACCAGGGTGTAGCCCTGTCCCTGGTAGTAGCGTGCGCCGTTGAAATCGACGATAGGCCAAGCCATGTGGGTTACCTCCGGTTAGGACTGGGGGGCCAGTGTGATGACGTTGATGGCTTCGAATGCGCCAGTGATGAAGCGTTGAATCCTGCCGAGCGGGGCCTCGTCGCGGCGGCCGTCACCGAGCTGCACCAGGGTGGTCTGCTCGGTGGGGGTGATGCGCCACATGGTGTTTTCGATGTAGTCGGTGATCATCTTGGTTCGGCGGTGATACACCAGCGACATCAAGCCGCCCTCGAAAATGTCTCGGCCCAAGGCATATTGGTCACCGTTGCGGAAAGTGACCTGCGCCGTGGTAGTGCCTTGGGCATCGAAAATCGCGTTGATGAACGCGAACATGGTTTCGATGTTGTACGGGGCGCTGGCGGTCGGGTAGAACCGCTCGATGGCCGGATGAAAGGGGCCCACCTCGTCGCGGACCTGGTACACCTGGACCATCTGGAACGCCAGGAAGCTGTTGTTCAGGAATCCCGAGAGCAGATCTGACGGGATGCCGGAGAACCCGACCACGATCATCAACGAATCGATCAACCACGCAAACGTGGCATTCATAAGATCGTTCAACCACTTTGGAGAACGGCCGCCGATGATGTGTTGCCAGCCCTCGGGGGTGTGGTCGGCGATTTCACAGCTGATGATGTTGGAGTCCTCGCCCTCTTCGGGGGCCACGACGTAGGCGTAGGGCTGCTCGAAATCGACACCGAGCTTGGGGGCGTAGAACACCCCGTTCATACCGGGTACCTGCGCGATGACCGGCTTGAAGATGTCGCCGAGTGATCCGCCGAGGTCGATCACCGTCTTGATCACCGAATCGGCAACGGTTTTGGTGGGTCCCGAGATTTGCTGGCGGTCCCGGGTCGAAAAGACGTACGTGGGCGAATCGAGGTTGGCCCACTTGTCCGGTTGCGGGTCGCCGGGCCGCCACAGGTCCATGCGGGTGTCCACACCGTAGGCGCGGGTGACATCCTTGATGACCGTTCCGCAGGTTTCCATGCGAACGGTCTTGGCGCACATGGGCGATGTGTCCAGGAACGGGTTGGTGCGCTGCACATAGGTGGGGGTGCGCAGCATCTTGCCGAAGGTCTGCACCGAGAGCTTGTCGCGCTTGAGGGCCTGCAGGATCGTGCCCATCCATGCCCGGATGTCGGCGTTGAGTGACAGGCCGTTGTTGACGAACTCCAGCCACCCGGACTGGATACGCAACGCGCACTCGGCGACCATGTTCTCCACACAGGTCTGTAGCGCCCAGATGAAGATGGCGTGCGAAATGGGCTGGGCGGCAAGGGGAAGCCACCACGTCGGCCAGATCACGTAGTAGTTCAGGATGTCCCAAATGCCGCGCATCTCGACATTGCCTGTCCACGCGCCCTTTTCGTAGCGGTAGCGGTGAACCTTGGTGTAGAAGTTCTGTCGGCTGCCGGCGGTCTCCATCTCGACCCCGACCAGGGTGTTGCGGCAGTCCATGAACATCTGGATCAGTGGCGAGCTGCCCTTGAGCATCAGCTTTCCGGTGGGGCAGTCGTTGCGCGGCCGGGCGCCCGAACCCTCCATAAGGTCCGAGCCCACCGAGGCCATCGGGGTCCACATCTTGTCGCAGACGGTGAACCGATAGCTGGTGTCGACCTTCGAGTTTTTCTCGGTCAGGGTGCGGGCGGTGGTGGCGATCCGCGCGATATCGCCCGAGCGCTTGGCCGCCTCCCAGCGCTGCTCATCGGATATGGGCATCACGAGATGGCCCCTGGATCGCAGGGGCGCAACGCATTGCGCATTAGAGCGGGTATCTCCGTCGCGGCGTGCCCGAGGCGATGATCTTGGAGTCGGCGTTGCCGCCCTCGATCGAGACCTTCACGAAATACGGCTGCGCGGGATTGCCCGGCGATTTCGGTGGTATCGCCGCGTTCTTGGAAAAGCGGCCCTTGAGGTACTTGTACAGCGGGCCCTGCGGCGGGGTGATGCCGAACTGCGACTTGATCTGATCGGCGAACGCCGTACCGTTCATGCCCGCAAAGCTCATGAACTTCTCGACCGCCTCCTGGAACAAATCGAGTTCCTGGGGCGAGGGCGGCACCGAGGTCAGGTCTTGCACCAAGGTGGTGTGTACGCGCGGATCGGTGCGCAAAAACACCACCTGATTGGGTAGCAGCGGCCCGAATTCGACATATTCGTCCGAGCCGGGCCCGTCGTAGATTTTGGCCTTGGTGAACGGCCCGAACAGCACGTAGTCGTCGTACATGTCCTGATCACCGATGTTGATGCGCTTGAGGAACCCGGTTTGCGCCACGGCAGCGTTATCGCCCGCGGCCAGCTTGCGGATAGCGGACGGTGTTGCCTGGCTGATCACCGCGCCGGCGGCGAACATGCCGTTGCCGACGCCCCGATGCGCTGCCCCCAGAGGCGAGCCCGTGCCGGTTTCGGTGACCGACAAGATCTCCATGTCGTTGCGCAGCACGCGGAACGTGCGCGGGTGATCCTCGGTGCCGCACACCAGTGTGAACTTCTCGCCCGGCAGCGGCCCGATGGGGATGGCCAGCGGCCAGCTGCGCAAGGTGGTCTCAACGAAGTTGATCGTGTAGTACAGGCGCAGGTATCCGGCGCCGTACTCGACGAACACCCCGTCGCCCGCCCAGCTGCCGTCAGGATTGCGGTTCATGCGCGCGCCCAGGATGTTTCGGCCCGAGTCGGGCACCGACCACTCCTGAAATCCCCCGTGCACCTGGGAGACGACCTGGTTATCGGTATCGGTGGCGAAATCGGGCCAGGGCCCGTTGATGACCCGGCGCCACTGGGTGCCAAACCCGTGTTCGGGGTCGTCCCACCAACGCATTTGGTCGTTGTAGGAGGTGCAGAACCCGCCGCCGGGGCCGCTGTAGCGCTGCGGAACCGCGCCGAGATCCTTGGTTTGGCGATGATCGGTCGCGAAGGTGTCGGTCATCGCGTCGTAGGTGAACGCGAACGAGTCCGCGTGGTCGAACGACTTCCACGTGCCGGTGTCGGCCTGTAGCCGCAACGTCGCTTTCTGCGAGGTGCCCTTGCGCATAGCCGAAACCGGATCGGGTTGCCCGCCTTGGAACCAGCGCACGTCGGCCCACCAGTACCCGGCATCGTGATCGAAAAAGTCCAGCCGGGAACACTTGATGGCGTCCAGCGAATCGATCAGATGCCGATAGACCCGGCGCGTGCGCGCGGCATTGCGGCCCCGGCACTTGACCGTGAGCTTGACCTCGACCGGATCCAAAAACGCGTCGATATGGTGAACGCCATCCTCGGTCGCACCCTTCTGGGTGACGTGCTTCCATGGCGCGATGAGGCCTTCGAGGTCGATCAAATGCACGGCTTCTGGCGCCGTGTACGGGTCGGGAATCGCGTACCCGCCGATCATGAACATCTCGACCGACCCGTCAAAGGCGGTCAGGCGCATCATGGGCTTTTCGCCGTTGACGAGGTGATACCAGCCATGGGGTGTGACGGGGTTGGCCGGATAGCGGATCGTCACGGTCACATCCCCGGCCCGGAGTTGCGGGCCTGCTGATGAAACGCGATATCGCGGCCGGTGCCGTCCTCGGTGGCGCGGTTGTTGGTGATGTGGATGTTGGTGTCGCCCGCCTTGACGGGGCCGCCTTGGGCGTTCGGGTCGCCCTGATTCGGGTTCGGTGGCGCGGTCGCCTTGCCGGCCACGTTCGGGATCGCCGGGGCAGCACCAGCGACACCACCGAGGATCTTGGTCAGCCAGCTCTTGTTGGCCAGCTCCGAGCCCGCGGTCGGCAGCACCGTATCCACCGCGCCCTGCACCCCGATACCTGCAGCCTGCGCACCAAACTGAATCGCCCTGTTGGCCAGCTTGATCCCGGTCTGCGCCGCCTGCCCGGCACCGGGGGCGAAGATGTCGGCCGCCGAGGCGGCCATCCCGATCGCGGTATCGATGGTGCCGCCGGGAGTGATACCGACCCCGCCTGCACCCGAACCGGTCGCCGGTTCCACACCACCAATGCGCGTCGATGACGGGCTCCACGCCTGCGCAGGCCCGGTAGCCCCACCCCACCCGCCGCCAGCGGCCGGAATACCCGCTGTCAGTGCAGGATTGGTCAACGTCGGATCGCTCATGACCGGATCGGTACCGCCCAGGGACGGATTACCGGTGACCGCTACGCCAGGACCGGCCGTCTTGGGGTAGAGCGCCCGATAATCGACCATGGGCCCGATCGGCTGCGGCGACGGTGCGCTCGACGTGCCCGAACCAAGGGGCATGTAGTACTGCTTGGGGAACTGCTTATCGAGGGCGCCGGCCGCCGAGCCTCCCAGCATCGGGCCGTGTCCTCCACCAGATTCGAAATTCATGCCGTTGGGCAGCGTCGCGGCCATGTGGCCCTGCTGCCCCGGCAGGGGATTCACACCGACATTGAAGGCACCCGGCTGGTAGCCGGGCAGGAAACCGAGCTTGGCAGCGCTGGCATCGGTGGCGAACGCAGTGGTATCGAACAGCCGTGCCGGTGAGGACTTCCCGTCGCGCAGCACCTCCACCAAATCCGAGACGGCACCCGAGCAGTCGGCCAGCCCGTTCTGCAGATCAGATGCCGGAGCGTACTTTCCGCCTCGCGCGGCCAATGCATACATCGCGGCGAGGTTGGGATCTACACCCTGTTGCAGCGCCATTGGCCCGATGCCCGCCATGGCAGCGTCCTGGGCAACACCGGTGTACTGCGGCCCAAACACGCCCTGGGCGGGCAGGATGCCCATAGCGCCGTATCCGCCCTTGGACGGGTTGAGTTGGCTGACCGCGCCGAGCTGGCCAAGGATCGGGGCCGCCGCCATATTGGCCAGGAACTTGGTCAGATTCTCGGCCAGCCCCGGCAGGCCCTTGGAGATCCCGAAATCCTTGTCCAGTGCCGCGCCGATCTGGCCCATGCCGTCGGCGAGGCCCTGCGTAGAGCTCTCCAGTTTCTTCCACGTACCTTGCTGCGCCTCAGCCAGTTTCATCTGCGCCGAAACGTACGAGCGTTCGGCGTCGGCAACCTGGTTGCGCGCTCGCAGTAGTGCGTCCTGATCGGCGTTACCCTGCTGCTCCAGCCGGATCAACGCAATGCGGTCTTGCTCCAGAGAGTTCTTGGCCCGGATCGCCGACGACTCAGCGTCATACACCCGCATGGGGTCGACCTCGTAGCGACCGAGCCCGGGCCCGCCCTTGGGAGATGAGACCAGCATCCCGGGCGCTGCGGTGGGCGCCGTGGCCAATCCTGGCGGCATGGCGACGGGCTTTGACTCCACCGACCATAGACTCGGATCGATCGGGGCCTTGGTCTTGTCGCCTTTGTCAGCGGCCTCGATCTGCTTCTTGGCCTCGTCGAACGGCACTCCCGGGCCGGCTGGCGCCGGGCCTGCGGGCCCCTGCGGCTTGGGGGCCAGTGGTGAGTTGGCCGGTACCGGGACGCCGGGCGTGGGATTGATCAAGTTGCCCAGTCCGAGCCCCACGCCGTCGCCGATAGCGTTGGCGGTGCTGCCCGGTGCGGGGATGAAAGCGCCGGGCAGATTCGGGTCGAGCTGAACCGGGGTCGTCGGCGCGGTGATCTCATCGCCCGCGTTGTTTCGCCCGCCTCCCGACCCGCCGTAGACGGGGTGGGTTACCTGCTCGCCAATCCAGTTCGGGATGCTCTGACTGAAGAACTTCACGAATGAGGTGTTGGCGAGCCTCTTTTCGATCTTGTCTATCTCGTTGGAGATAGTGTCGCCCAGCTTGGTCCAACCGCTGGCGTGCTCCTGCAGGGTGTCAGTTGCCTTGTCGGTCTTGCCCTTGATGTCGTCGAACTGCTGTCCGGCCTTCTTGAGGTCCATGGCAGCGATGGCGGTGTTGGCTTCTTCCCATCGGGTTTTGAACAGCGCCAGCCCGATGTTCGTGCGCTGTTGCGGGTCCTCGATGGCCGCCATTGCGACCATGATGGCCTCGAAGGCCCTTTTGGCTTCGTCCCCGCCCGCGGCGAAAGACTTGCCCATCGCGTCGGAGTCGAATCCTAAGGCCTTGAACGCCGCACGCGTGCTGACCGAGCCGTCGTTGGCGCTGATGGCGAACTCGCGCAGTGAGTCTGCGGCCAGATCGGTGTTGCGGATGTTCGCCTCGTACATCTGGTTGATCAGGCCCAGTGCCTCGCCGCCGGTTAGTCCGAGGTTTTTGAAGTTGATGGCGTACTCGTTGAGCGTGTCCATCATGTCGCCGGTGAGATTGAGGCCCTTTTGCTGCGCGCCAAGGATCAGGTCGAAGGCATCGACATAGCTCTTAACCATGCCGCCTGAGACGAGACCGCGCGCTCCGAGTGCCAGTGAGCGGGCGTCTTCTCCGGTGAACGCCTGGACTGTCTGCATGCGTTCGACGAACTTCTGCGCGTCCTGCTCACTGGTGTTGGCGTTGATCAGCCGTGCCTGAAATCCCACGTCGAGCGTCGACAGATTCTCTTGCGCGGACTGTCCAAAACCCTTGGCCCATGCGCTACCTGCGGCGCTACTGAACCGGCCCATGGTGTCCTTGTCCACACCCATGCGAGTGCGGAACACATCCTCGACACGCAACTGGGCCATGCCGTCGGCGATGCCGCTGGCGATCCGGCTTCCGACAAGGACGCCGACTGCGGTCAAGCCCAACAGGGCCATTCCGATGGGACCGCCTGCGGTGCCGAGTCGGGCGATTGAGGCCGCGCTGCTCACGCCATGGGTGAATCCGCCCGAGAATCCGTCGGCCATGTCGCGGCCGAGCTGGGCGGCCTGGCCAGCCTGGGCGCGCATCCCGCCGATGAAGTTGGTGTTGTTGCGGCGGCCAGCTTCCTCTGCGGCTTCCTGGTATTCGCGATAGGCCTGCGTTGCATCACGGACGGCGCGTGATTCGGCACGGCGGGCGGTCTCTACTCTTTCGGCCTGGCGCACGATCCGGGCACCATCGGCATCGCTGTCGCGTAGGCGCTGCAGCTGCGCTTCTTCGGACTTGAGTCGACCAACGGCATCCGATGCCTTGTCGTAGGCATCAGAAGCCCTGTCGCCCATGCGCTTAAGCGACTTCTCGACTTCCTTGGAGCTGCCCGCCAGCGCGTTGGCGAACTCGCGACCGGCGTCTTTGCCCGCGTTGCCGAATGTGCGTGTGGCGTCGTCGGCAACGCGCTTCCACGACCGATGATCAGCGGCGGCCCCGATGGGTATCTGCACGGACATGGTTCACCTCCTGATCATTGGTCGCCAAACGCGTCTTCTAGCAGCTCTTCTCGCGCTGACTCGATGAATTCGTTTTCAGCGGAGTCAAGTTCGTGCTGTCTGCGAGATGCCAGCGGCGATGAGTACTTGGTGTACATGTATTCGTGCGGGGTGCCCGCGTACTTGCTGGCCCGGTATGCCGCAAGTTCGTTGTGTGTGTCGGCGATGATCTTCTGCATGACCGTCCAGTCGCCGTCGCGCCCAAACGGCGGCGGTGCATGGGTTTTGAACTCTGAGTGTTCGGGTAGCTGGTGGATCAGCGACAGTAGTTGGCGGCTGGAGAGCACCAGGGCGCCGCGCTCATCGCGGGTGCCCTGGTGCCAATCGGCGATGCGTACACCGCGAAAACGAAGGTCGGCCTCGATCGCATTGGGCCAGCGGCACCACAGCGCTACTGCCTCAATTACTTTTGGAGTCGATCTTTGTCCGCTCCTCCAGCTGGCGTTGCATCAGCTTCCAGTGCGTGTCGATCTGGCCGGGAACACCGCCCGCGGCGAGGAACTTGTCGTAGGTGTCCCTGCTGCCCATGAGTGCGATGCACAGGTGCTCGTCGGGGTCGTAGTCCTGGCCATTCTTGAGATACGGGTAGATGGTTCGCTCTATCTTCTTTCCCTCGACGAGCGGATGGTCGACCAGCTCGGTGTCAAGAGCATTCATCTCCCGCTGGTAGTCGCGGTACCGCTTGCGCTGCTCGGTATCGAGAAACGCGGGGTTGGGCAGCTCCCAAACTTCGCCGTTGCCGAGATCAAAGGGCACACCTGCCATGAATCCGAGGTAGTCGGCGGCCTGCTCGCGTGCCTTTCTGGGGTCGACGGGGTGTAGAACGTCGGTGGTGTCTTCGGTGCTCATGGTTGTTCCTTTCGGGCTGGTGGGCTTGGGGTTTCGGGCTGGAATGGGGGGGCTCACCTGGCGGGCGCAGCCCGACGCCCGCCAGGTGAGGGTTCATCAGGCGATGGTCGCGGCGGCGGACTTCGGGGTGTAGACCGAAGCGCCGTTGGTGCCGGTCACCTTCACGCGGAACTTGGTCGCACCGGCCGCCACGCCCTTGACCTTGACTGTGGTGTTGCCACCGGACGAGACCGCGGGCCCATCGAGCTCTGCGGGCAGCCAGGTGGTCCCGTCATCGACGGTGCTTTCGGCGGCGAAGGTGAACGGATCACCGGCGCCCGTGGGGTCGGCTAATACGATCGCGGCCTTACCGGCGGCACCGGGGGTGACCGTCGGCGGGGTGTTCGACACCTTGGGGGAGCCCTGAATCGTGGTCCAGCCCTTGCCGCCGACCCATTCGCCATCCAGGCCGGGAATCAGGATGCCCGGGTTGCGCGGATCGGGGATCAGGAAGAACGGGTCAGGTTCGAGCGAAAACTCCAACTCGGCGGCGTCGGCGTCTTCCTTGTCCATCTTGGCCGCGCCGATCTTGGTCAGCTTGCACAGCGGGATGGGCTCGACGGTGTACAGCTTGCCGCCGGCCCGGGACCGTGCGCGCACCAAAAGCAGCTGGCGGGGAACGAAATCGGCTTCCAGCGGGGTGCCGACGAAAAAGTCCTTTTGACCGGCGTCCTCGACCAGCAGGTTGCCGTCCTCGTCCTGTAGCGGCAGGTTGTTGCGCACTCGCTTGATCAACGGCTTGAGCGATTCGATCGGGGTGAACTTCACCGTCTTGCCGATCTTGGTGATGTCGTTCTCGATCGGGAAGTTCGACTGCAAGATCTCCAGCGGACTGACGTCGACGTTCGGTTCGCGCTCGGGGCCACCGGTCTTGGTGTTGGCACCCATGAACAGCCAGCCCTGGTTGGGCTCGGGGTTGGTGCGCCATTCGCCGCCGATCTTGCGCTGCGCGAACAGATCCGGGCGTAGCTTGCCGTCCTCGGTGAGCGGGTTGAACACGTGCGGGCTGATATCGGTCGCGGCGCCGCGGTAGTCGCGGATCAGCACGGCCACCAGTGGGCCACGAATGGCGAACCGGTTATCAACGTCGTTGAATCCGCCGTCGCTCCAGTCAACGCCGGGTGTGGGTTGCGTCATGTGACGCTCCTTTCATAGGTGAGGAACCGGAAAGGGGAACAGATTCCGGCGATTTGGTGCGGCACAGCGCCGCGACGCGATCGAGGGACCGCGACGTTTAGATGAAGGACAAGCCGAGTTCGCAGATCGCCTTGAGGCGAAAGGCGTTGTCGGCCTTGTATTCGCGCAGCGTAGAGAGCTGCTGAAAGTCGATGTAGTCGACGTTGGCGAGCGTGCCGTCAGGCATGGGCACATCGACGATCTCGCTACCGAGCAGCATGATCCGCCGATCGGTCTTGGCGCCCTCGCGCTGCGCCTCGGTGATCGTCTTGCCGAAGGTGTGGATCGACAGGACAGCGGTGCAGTAGAACAGGTTCGCGTCGTAGGTGCCGTCAATCATGTTGACTTGGCGGAACGGCAGCGGATCGTCGGGCTTGCGTTCGATGTCGCAGGGGCCCAGCGGTGCGAGGTGGGCGAGCATCATCACGATCGCGTTGGGGGGCATCTGCTCATGCAGCGCGACGGTCATCAGTCGGGCCTGTTGATGACATCGGCGGCGGTGCCGCCGAACGCGATGGCGGTGCGGGCCGCGACGGCGAACTCCGGTGTCGGGCTGGTGCCCCCGGTGCCGTCCTCGATCCAGTGGGCTTTGAAGTTGTCGTTGATGACCTTGGTGTCATCGTCACGGCCCTTGCCCTGCTGCACTTTCCACGCCGCGCCGTAGTCGCCGTGATCGACCGGCGAGATGGACTTGGCGTGTGCGGCCATCTCCTTGCCGACGCGCGCCTTCTCGGCTTTGGCTTGCGCCGAGGTGTGGATCGCCTTGTCGATATCGGACTGCGGCACACCCAACGCGACCAGCGGGTTGGGTGTGCGATCTGCGGCCATCAGCCGACCCTGCGCTGGCAGATACAGAACACATGATCTTCGTGGCCGTCGAGGTCGAATTCGAGCACTGCGTCACCGACCATGCTGTGATCGCGGTCCAGGTGGCGAATCCGGTGCGCCGATCGGATGTCGGCGACCGCGACGGGCGCGGCGGCACCGGTGCCGTCGACGGCGGGGATATGGCCATCGATGACCGGCAGGAACGCCCACGATTGCTCAGTGGTTGTGGTGGTGATGGCCTGGTTGTCCTCGGCCGTCGACTGCACCTCGAACAGGCAGTTATCGACCCATACAACGCGTTCGGTGACTTGCGGCTTGCGGTACTCGTCCAGGATCGGGTCGCCCTGCCCGTCGAGCACCGGCACATCCCACACGATCGCGAGCCGCTGCCCGCCCAGGGTGTCCATCAGTAGTCACCCCTGGGGAAGTGGCCGCGCGCCTTGGCCTGTAGCGCCAGGCCGAGCATGCGGTAGTGGCGGCGTGCGATGAACTTCTCGACGGCTTCGCGATCGATCGCAGCCTGTTTGGTGCGATGGCCCACTGTCTTGGTGAACGATGAGACCGGGCCGAACTCGCCATACATCAGCGCGTCCCGGGTGACCTCGAATGTGACCACCTTGGCCGCCGGATCATCGTTGGCAATGGCCGGTTTCTTGTCGCGTATCCAATCGGAGACGACCGTCAGTAGAGGCGCCGCCACCAGTTTCTCAGCTGCCGACAGCGGCCGGAACATGGCGGCGAACGCCTCTACGTCAAGGAAGTCGGTCACGAAACTAGTCCGTGGCCTCGATCAGCGCCCACAGGTCGTCCTTCTCCTGTGCCTCCAGCTCGTCACGGTCATACGTGCCGTTGGCCATCAGCCAGTCGACCAGGACGGCCTTGGTCGCGGCCTTGAGCGGCTTCTTACGAGGCGCATCACCCTCGGTACCGGTGGCCTGGCTCGGGTTCCCGGAATCGCCTGCGGTGGAGCCGGGATCGCCATCCCCACCGTCGCCGCTGTCGGTGTCGCCGTCATCGGTGGCATCCGCCTCGACCACATCACTGTCGTCATCGGTCGATTCGGCCGGCAGCTCAACACCGAGTGCACCGACGGCGAGGCCGCGCTGGACCTCTTCGTCGGTGAGCGTGACGAGCTCGCCGAAAAACGCGCGCCGCCGAGTGCCTGCGGGCGTGAGGTATTCCCATGTCGCCGCAGTCACCCGATGTTCTGTGACCTCGGGCATTACGGGGCGCCCTTCAATCCGGTCACCTTCTTGACCGCGTACGGGTCAGTGACGCCCATGATCGGCAGCACCGAAGACTGGACCCAGTTCTGCTTGGTCTTGGGCTCGCGCCAGGTCTCGGTCGAGAGCATCTGCTCGTAGTCCAGGAACCCGACACCGCCGCGCACACCCGCGTAGGCGCTGCCATTGGCGACGCGGTTGGACCGGAACATCGAGATATCGGCGTCGGCCAGGATCTGCGGCAAGTCCGGTCCGTAGGCGATGCGCAGGTCCGCGTACTGCACGGGGTTGACGACCCACACGTTGTAGACGTAGCCCAATTCCTCGACATCGGCGGCCAGCTGCGCGGCGATGATGTCGGCGAATGGCCGGGCGTTGTTCGGGGTCGGGTTGTTGCCGGTCAGGGTGACGTTGCCCCAGTCGTGTCCGGGGATGACACCCGCGCCGCCGAGACTGGCGATAACGGCCTCCAGCACGGCCACGGTGCGCTGATTGATCTTGCGCACCAGCGTGTTCGCCAGCTGTGTGGTAAGGCGGTCCATCTGGGCGCGGTCGTTGCGCCGGATCGCCTCATCGGACATCCAGAACTTGCCACCCCAGTCCTCGGACTTGGCGACCTCGGGCTGGGTGCGCTCACCCTGCACGATCGTGTACTCATCGGACGGGCCGCGCTGTTCCACATCGTTCTTGGTGTACAGCTCGTTGATGCGGATCACGTCGTAGATGATCGCCCCGGCGGTGGTGCTCGCCCCCGAGGACGAAAACAGTTCCGGGGTAATGAACTTCTGCAGCGTCAGGTCCGAGAGCCGCTTGGTGATCCGGCCGGGCTGCTTATATGCCAGGTCGACCGAGATCTTGTTGTCATTGATGACCGGCGCACCCAGCGGGTACGCGACGGGAGATGTTGTCATGGTGGGTAGCCCTTTCCTAGTAGAGGCTGATCTCGGCGTCGGCGCCATCGGTGGCCGCGGACAGTGCGTAGCCAACGGCGACGCCGCTGGCGAACTTCTTGGCCTTGCCGGCCGTGCCGACCTCGACCTCATCGAATGCGGCGAGCGCGCCGTCGGCGGTCACGTAGGTGACACGCGAATTGCCCCGCGCCACACCAACAATGTCGCCGCTGGCCGCGTCGTACTTGGAGACGCCGCATACCCGGCCCGCCGCATCAGCGGGGGCCACGGCGATGTTGCCGGTGGCGGTGCGGTTGCCGCTGATCTTGAGGAACCGCTTACCGGTGATGGCAGCTGTTGCGCGGCCGGTGATGTCGCGGCCGGGCTCGTAGACGCCCACGTTCTCGTTGGTCATGATCTATTCCTTCCCTTCCGAACTCGGCGCGGTGGGCGCGGAGTCAAACCAGCTCAGGTCATTGGGCACCGGACCGTCTGCGGGCTGCGTGGAATGCCCCGTCTCGGCGAGAGGGACCACCCCGGGTGCCAGCGCGGCCAGCACGGCGGTGTGTCCCTCGCGGTCGGCGGCGAGCGCCTGCAAGTGGTGCTCGCGACGTGCCGGGGCGACCTTGCCCTCGGCGATGGCCTGATCGACCACACGCTCGTCGCCCTCGCGCAACTGCTGGGCGCGCGCCTCGGCGCCCGCCCGTGCGGCCGCGACGGTGGCCTCGTACTGGGCCCGCTCAACGACCGTCATACCGGCCTTGGCGAGCGCCGCCGTGGCCTGCTCTAAAGTCGGTGCAGCGGGCGGGGTTTCGTCACTCTCCTGGCCGTCGTCGGCACGCTCTTCGAGCGCTTCGGCGGCAGCAGACAAAATGGTCTCGTCGTCGGCGTCGGCATCGATACCGAGCAGCTTGGCGAGGCCCTCATTCAGGGTTGCCACAATGGGCTCCTTTCCTCTGTTGACCTCGCCCTTCTCGGGCCGAGGGGTCTTGTTGTGCACCAGCGGAATTCGTGGCGCGGGCGCGGATTGGCGTCCGGCATAGCGGAACGCCGACAGATCGAACACCGATGCACGCGCGGCAGCGGACTTGGAGTCAGGCTCGGGTAGCTCGACGACACGATCGGCCAAACCGGCCTCGACCGCTTCGTCGGCGAGCAGCCAGGTTTCCTCGGCCATCACGTCGAGCCAGTCCTCGACGGTGCCCCCTGCTCGGTCGGCGTAGATCTGCGCAATGTTGGTGTTGTGCTGGGCCAGTCGCGCCGCGCTCTTCTCCATGGCGCGGGCATCTCCGACGCACGCCGCCCAGGCGTTGTGCACCATCATCTGGCTGTTGCGGTTCATCACGATCTCATCGCCGGCCATCGCGATCACCGAGGCGATCGAGGCCGCGAGGCTGTCGACCACGACGGTCACCGTGGCGGGGTGATCACGTAGCGCGTTGAGAATGGCGATGCCGTCGAACACCGAGCCGCCGGGGCTGTTGATGCGCACCGTGATGGCATCGTTGTCGATCGCGATCAGGTCGCGGGCGAACTGTTCGGCGGAAATGCCGTACCACGAATCGATTTCGTCGTAGATCAGCAGCTCGGCCGGGCCGTCATCGGTCTTGGCGGCATTGCGGATGCTGTACCACGGGGGGCGTTGGCCCGCCGTGCGATTCTTGGTCACCACAGCGTCGGGTCTCCGTTCCTCGTGGCCGTGCTGGCGCCACCGGGGCGCGCTCGGGTATGGGTGCGCACACGCACCGGCCCTCCGCTGTTGCGGGGCGCGGCGGCGGATTCGTCGTCGGGCTCCGGTTCGTCCTCGGGCGCGTTGGGATCGGGACCGGGTAGGCCAGTGGCCGAGCGGATGAAGGCCTCAAGACGGGCGTCGGGTGTCAACAGTCCTGCGTTGACCAGCATTTGCAGTGCCGCGGCGGTAGCGTCCTGGCGCGAACCGATCTCATCGAACACCAGCAGCGGCGCCGGTTCGTCCTCGCCGAAATTGAGGTCGACCAGATCCTCGACGACATGGGCTTGCGCGGTGTTGCGCACGTCCTCGGCTTCCGTCTGGACGGACTGTACGAACGTGTCGGCCTGCACGCTAGCCAGGGCATGGGAGCCGCCCTTGCTGTCCAGATTCAGGAAGTGCGCCAACGCAACCAGCGCCATTTGGTGGTCGTGGTATTCGATCGCACGGCGCGGGTCTATTGGGGTTCCCGATGGTGAGGCGATCGCGAAGTCCTCGCCCTCGGTGATGGCAAGGCCAGCCGTTTCACCGCCTCGGAACGCCGACGCGATGGCCAGCAGCTCTTCCATCCGGTCCGGGTCCTCGGAGTCGGTCGCGTTGCCCTTCATGACCGGGACGCCGATGCCGTGGCGGCGTGCTGCGGCGGCCTCGATGCGCATCAGCTCGTCTTTGAGCTTCCAGTGCTTGTAGGCGGGCCGTAGCAGGCTGTTGCCGATCCACACCCCCGGGTCGGGTTCGTGCGCGTACACGACCAGCCGGTTGATGGGAATGATCGAATCCAGCGGCCCGCCAGCTGGTATCGCCACTCCGCTCGATGTCATGGTGAACCCGCTGGAGGGGTGTTGCTCGATCGAGACCAGACCGCCGTCGCGGTCGACGTTCCACTTGGCGATGGTCACCTGGGGGCGCGGGGCGAGCTTGCGCAGCACGGCGCGTACGTTGGCGCCCTCGCCTTCGAGACGGTAGACCTGCTCAAATACCGAGTGCCCGTACCGCAATGCCATAAGGGCCTGCTGCAGGTGTTTGTCCCAGGAGAACCGGCCACGGGTGCGCGCCGGGGGTTCGTCCTCGTCGGCGGCGCCCTCGATGGGCAGACCCAGATTGCGGGCGATGAACTCGGTGACCTCATCGCTGGCGCCGTTCTGCCGGATACGCCACGCGGTGCGGCGAATGGGTAGCCCAATTGCCCGCAGCACCGACGAGATTCGGGCGTCCTCGCGGACCATGCGCGTGTAGGTCCACACCGACAGTGGCCAGATCAGGTCGGTGGTCTGCTCGAACTGGTCGATAGGTCCACCCCAGCCGGTCGCGCCGGCCGAGCTGAGCACGTACCCCTGTTCGGTACGCGGGGCGGCGGTCTTCTTCGGTGCCTGCTGATCGGCCATGCTCGCCCCCTTTCTCAGAATGCGGCGCTCATTGCGTCGAAATCGGCGGTATGCCGGTGTGATTGGTGCTCTCGTGCGGCCCCGGTGCGGGGGCTGACGGTCTTGGCGGGTGCCTTGACGCCGAACTTCAGTAGTGCCCAGTGCGCCATCGAGACGCACACCAGCGGCGTTCCAGCGCCCGTGTAGTCCTCTGCCCAGATGAAGTCGCCTTGTGGCAGCTCTTGCATGGTCGCGCTGACCACCGAGTCATTCAGGACTGGCTGATCACTGTGGGACAGCTTGCCCGCCAACGCATCATCGAGCAGGCCACCGCAGGCGAGGGCAATTTCGGGGGTGCCGATCATGTTGGGCTCGATGCCAGCGGCTGTCAGTAGCGGTTCCAGGACGTTGGCAGTGTTCTTCCGGTCGATCACCAAGGCGATGGGGTTCCACTCGGTCACCTTGGCGATCAGGTACTTGGCGATCTCGGTGTGCGAGCCGTTGCGCAGCGGACCTACCTCAATGTGGCTGCGGCCGTCAGTGGCCCACTGCGCGGCGGTGATCGACCACGCGTCACGGTTGCGTGCGCGGCGCACCGCGATCACGCGCGAGCCGATGAGCTTGGCGTCGGGATTGGCCATATCGCCCCATATCGCCTCGGGAATCGGCGAGCTGATCTCTTCCTCGTCGGGCGGGTAGTCACCCCAGCCGAGATAGTCAGCGTCGAAAATCGCGCGCTGCTCCAGGGTTTTGGCCTTCTGCAGCTTGGAGCGGATCTCGCGCTCGTTGGTCGCCACGCCGTAGGACGGCTGGGCCGCTTCCCAGGTGTCCGGTTCGTTGCGCGGCATGTCTCGGGGCGCGGCGTACAGCGCGTAGTACAGGTCCGGGGCCTGCTGGTGCCCGAGGCGGTGCATGCCGGTCAACGTGTGGCACTTCGGGTGAATGCTGGCTACCGGTGAGGTCGAGATGTACACCGTCTGCGGGTTTTTGGCCGCCGACTGGGCGCCGGTGAGGTTCTGTTCTTCGCCGGGGTCGATGTCGTAGGCCTCATCGACGATCAAGAGGTCGATCTCGGTGTATCCGCGGCCGAAGTCTTGCGAGCGGGGACCGAACTCGGCCTCGCACACGATCTGGCCGGTGTTCGGATCGCGCAGCTTGATCACGCCACGATTCCCGGCCTTGGAGGGCTTATCGGCCAGCCTCTCGCGTAGCCACGGCACGCGATCGATCACGGCCCACACGCGCTTGAACACGTCGTAGGCGGTCGACCAGCGCTGGGCGGTGTAGATGATGCGCGCCGAGCGCAGCACGTACATGTGGAACAAGATCAGCAGAACGATTAGCAGCGTCTTGCCTTGCTGGCGTGTGCATTCGATACACACGTCGCGGTGAGTCCAGAGCCGGATAGGTGGCCGTCCCTCGCGGGCGGCGTCCTCGATCTCTTCGGCGGTAGCGTCCTGGACCGACAAGATGCCCTGTAGCGAGCGCCATTGCCACGGCATGGTGCGCAGCCCGATGTCGAACCCGAACCGGCCACACCGGTCGGCTTGCGCCGACTCGTCGCCGGGGTGCCGCGACTCGAATTCCGGTGTCTGGCGGCCCTTGAGGCGTGGCCAGGACCCGACCCAAGCCGGAAGACCCGCCTTAGTACTTTTCGAGCGGGCTTGCGCCATTGGGCTTGCTCGGTGCCTTGCCGCGCCGGGAGTGAACCGCCGCGATGAGCTTGCGCAGCTGCTCGGACTGGGCGCGCTGCTGTACCAGCACGTTGTTCACGACGACCTCCGTCGTCTCGGTGCCGATCTTGACCTGTAGCCAGGCCTCCCGGTCGCCGTTGAGTAGTGCGTTCATGCGGGCGAGGTAGTCGGCGGCGTGCCCGGCCTGCTCGATGAGAATGCGCAGCGAGAAGGGGTCGCCCGGTTCGGACAGATCGTCGATGAGCTTCTGACCGGGGGTCTTGCTGGCTGTTTGCTTCCGGGCGGCACGCTTAACTGGGGTGTTAGCTGGCTTTGCTGCCTGGTTTGCCGGTTTGCGGGTGGGCATTGCTATCCGTGATCCGAAAAAAAATCCTGACGGGAGCCTCCGGGGGTCAGGAAGGCCCCCCACCTGGATAATTTCAGGGGGAGGGGCTCTGACCTGCGGTTATGGCGCTTGGGGCGGTATGCATCGGTGCTGGTCAGGCCCTTTTCGGTCCATCGGCTGGTGATCACCACGACATCACACCTCCGTCGTGTTTGCTGGCAGGTTCGGCATGTTTGCTGTGCGACTGCTCGGCGTGCCACCGCTTTGCTGCCTGCGCCATGCGCCACGGTCGTTCGGCTTTGCATCGGGCCATGACCACGCTCTGACCAGGATCGATCGTGATGACCTGCGCGCCAGCGGATCGGTAACGCGCGAGCAAGCCCTCCCCGGGCATGGAGTGGATCAGGTACACATCGCACTGGACCGCGAACGTCAGCGCCGTATCGATCGCGGCCAGCCGTGCAGCCTTGGTGACCGAGCGGATGTGCTGCGGCGGGTCGTGCGGATCTCCACCCGCGGGCGTGAGCGCCGAAGCGATGGCGTCGTAGTCGATCGTGATGTCGCCATGCTTGGCGTGCTGTCGTACCCATGTGGACTTGCCGGCCGCAGGCGGGCCGGTCACCAGGTAGAGCGTCACCAGTCCATCGCCAGGTTGTCGGTAGTGAGGACGGGCGCGGTGGTGATGCCCAGTGACGCAAGGACACCGGACCACTCGGATGGATAAACGTCGAGGGCCACGGGCCGGTGGGCGTCATGTCTGCCGTCCTGGCGCTGACTGTTGCAGATGCCATGTAGTAGGCGATCGGCGCGTTGTCCGCCGAATGCCCGAGCCTGACTATGGTCTGCGGCCAGCTGCTTGCGGTCCCAGTTGCGCTCCAGCAAGGGCGCTTTGAACATCGGCAGGCCACACCACCAGCACAGGGTGCCGTCTACGTGACGGCGCAACAGCCCTTCGGCTTGCTGTTGGTGTTTCCAGCCCAGACCGCGATCGGTGGTGCTGGCCTTACGGCCGGGCCTCGGCATGTGCGGTGTCCGGCTCGGCCTCGGCGTGCGCTGGTGGTGCAGTAGGTGCTGGCGCGACCTTGACGGGTGCGACGGATGGCTCGCTGCCGTCCTGCTCCACATCCAGCGTCCAGCCGTTGGCGCGGGTAGTGATGGTCATCGTGGTGTCCCCAATGGGCTGGCCCAGCTCGGCCAGCGTGCCCGCCTGCGCGAGAGTGACCATCACAGCCAGGCCCCAACCCTGCCCGCCAGATTGGCGCTTAAGGTCGGGGATATCCGGCGGCGTGGAACGCCACTTACCCGGATCGGTGTCCATGAGGACCTTGCCGTCGACAGTGATCTTGATATTGCTCATTGGGCTAGGAACTTTCGTAGTTGACGGGCATCGATCGTCACGTCGTCGGTCTTGCCGACCGTCAGCACCAACAAGGGTGTGGCGCGCTGGTGGTCGGTGCGGTCGTACAGCGTGACGATTCGGGTGCCGTCTGGCGCTTCTGCGGCGTCCTGGCGCAGCTGTGCCGCATCGGCTTTCGTGAGTACGTCGAATTCGCCATCGATGACCGACCCAAGGGCCTCGGCCCAGAGCTTTGCGGCCTGGCCGATCATTTCCTGTGCTTGAGCCTCTGGCATGCCGGTGGAGCGGAAGCCGGGAATTGGGATCGTCCGCGGGCCCGATTTCTCATCGCCGGGATGTGGTAGTGCGCCAGCTGCGAACGTGCGGGTGAGCAGATCCACCAAGAGCTGATTGGCCATCAGGGGAACGGGTTTCCAGGTGCTTGCATGTGGTGTCTGAACTTGTCGCCAGCGCTTCGCCCGGCCGCGGCATGTGCATATTCGACCTTGACGGTCCAGCCGCGCGACGGGTCGAGACGATTCGCAAGCCTGCGCAGCGCGCGGGCAATGGTGCGCTTCATGAGTCCCCCTCGGGCTAAGGGATGAGGTTGGGCGGAATGGACATCGCCCCTGAAACGACGAAAACCCCAGCTAGGCCGGGGTTTCCATGCGATGGACATAGTTGTCCCACCGACATGTTGAGCGCCATTTTGCCATACGTGCAGGTCGGGGGGACTATCCAGTGGCCCGCGTGTCGCAGAACCCTAGGCTGACTACTCCCACTTCCGCCAGGTCAATCCTCGATTTCAGGAATGCCCGGAAACGGGCGCCGCACATCGCTACAGTTCCAAGCGTTCCAACGGAATCATGTAAGGATCGCGGGGGCGGGTATGGGTGCCTTTTTTATGGTTGTCTGTGTCCTTGCGGGGGCCTTCATACTGTTCTGGGTTGTGACGTTCATCCTCAGAGAGGTGTACTTTCGTAGCCAAGAGTTCTTGGCGCACAAGAACAACATCGCGTCGTTCGTCGCGGAGCACAACGAACTTGCCGCCTATACCGAGGAAATTCGCAGCAACGGATTGTTCCAGCTCGGCTTTTCGTCCACGGGCATGCATGCGCACCTCGCATCGTTCCAGAACACTAGCCATTGGAACTACCGTCGCGATCGAAATATGGCGAGTTACCAAGCACCTAACGTGCACAACTGCTCACTACAGGTCGTGCGCAACGCTAGCGCTGACCCTCTCAAGTACTTGATGAAGTACTTCAACATCAAGCCAAATGAGACCCAACTCGCCCAGGCCGAAGATCTAGGCGACAGCATTACTCGACTCGAAGCCGCCCTCGCCAACCTTCAACAGCGCGAGCAGAGCATCACCGAATCGATCAACCCGCCGGCGTTCATTCTCTGGCTCTACAAGGATGCGTTTATGCGGCATGTGGGGGTGAATCTGTCAACGATTACCGTCCCGTACCCGGTGTATATTTTCGAGTACGTCAGCGCAGGCGGAAATAGCTCTCAGCGGGCCACCATCACGTTGAACGCTCCAACGATCGACGTTCTCGTAGAAACCCTTTCGCAAAAGATCCGATGGCGAAAGAGTGTCGCCGGGCAGCGCGCCATGATGACCTCCAAGCTGCGCGAAACCATCAAGTCACGAGATAACTACACGTGCCAATCCTGTTCCGTGTCGCTCGCTGCAGAGCCGCACCTCCTTCTTGAGGTGGACCACATCATTCCGGTATCCAAGGGCGGCATGACAGCGATAGAGAACCTGCAGACGCTGTGCTGGCGCTGCAACCGAACCAAATCGAACAAGCTAACGTCCCGTACTCAGTGAGCATCACCGCGTTTGTTGCGCTGCCACGCAGTGTGCGCGGCCATGAGTGCCGAGGCCAGCGCTGGCGCGTCCTGCACGGGCAGCTTGTCGGGCACGTTGCGAATGGCCACCTGGTCGCCGTGCGGGCTGATGCGAACGGCGCCGTCAGACCATGGTTGTGCGGTGATGGGCACCCGGACGTATTGCCGGCCGGACTCGTAGGTCTCGACCTCGGGTAGTGCGATCACCACATGCCCCTTGGTCTTGAGGGCGTCGGTCAGTATCGAGGCGATGATGTCGGCGACCTGCGCCTGCGTGTAGAGAACGGTCTCGGTCTGACCTTGGGCGCCGATTGTCACACCTCGGGTTATCCCGAACAGGTTCGGGATGCTCTCGATGACCTCACGAATGGCCTTCCGGGCGTCCATTCGCCAGTTCTACGCCGAGAGTCCGACATGACGGCCAGATCTCGGTCAGAGATATGGAGATCTGGCGAACACGGGCCGACCCACCGACCGAGGCGTGGCGTCCCATGGTCGATGTTGCTCCAAGATCGCGGTACCGCGCGAGGGGCTTCATGCTGTGTCTACCAGCGGAGATGCAAGCCCGTGCTGAAGTGGCTAACTCAATAGCTGGGGTTTTCTCGACATGGCAACCATATGTGTGTAATGATCTGCCCAGGGGCGCGTTCAGCGTCGGCTGAAAGGGGCGGTTGTATTCATGGTCATGAAGGAGCGTTGGACGATGCCAGCGGGTTTGCGGCGAGCCTCGGCGCTGGTGGCAATTGTCGCTTTGGCTGTCGGTGGAGCGAAGGTTGTCGATGACCACACCCTCCCCGGTAGCGGATTCTCGGCGGTCGCGACCGTAGCCGCCGATCCAACAGGGCCAGGCGGACCTACCGGCGGGCCGGGCATGGACGGGGGCCAGCAGTTCCAGCCGCCGCAAATGCCCAGCTCAATGCCCGATTACCAGGGCGGCAACAATCAGCCGCCGATGGATCAGAACTCTGGAATCTCAATCTACAACACGGGATCGCCTGGCGCGCAACAGGTTCCAGGGCAGCAAGCCGGGCAGCAGCCGCAGCAGGCGCAACAGCCCGCTCATGGCACGCAGATCCCGGACTACCAGAACGCGACGCCGTACACGCAAGGGCCGGGCAAGGCGAATCCTGATTATCAGGCGCCGCAACAGAATTCGCCACAACAGCCTCAGCAGGGCCAGCAGCCGCAACAGCAGCAGCCGAGTCAGGCGCCGACGCAGACTCAGCAGCCGCAGAATAAGCAGGACCAAGACACTCAGCAGTTGGATCAGAAGCAGCAGAAGTGCCAAGCCGCCATGTTGCAAATGGGCAACACCCCAGCCGCAGCGTTGGTGAGCGTCGGCGGAACTGTGGCCGGTGGCGGCGGCCGTAGCCCTGCTTGGTTCGATCCCTGGCTGGACCCGACACCCACGCCGTCGCCGTGTGACGGTGCCTGCCCGCCGAACACCACGGAGAAACCGAGCCTGGAGCAGAGGATCGAGGATCTGGAAAAGGCCAACAGGGCGAAAGACGAGAAGATCGCCGAGCAGGACAAAAAGATTGAACAGCTGGAGCAACAGCAGCATGAACAAAATCAGTGCACTACCGGTGAAAAGATGAACATCGGTATGGGAATTGTGGGTGGTCTGTTAGTCGCGGCTGGGGGACTAATATCGTTGACTGGGGCGGGTGCAGCCATCGGGGTGCCTGCGGTGGCAACGGGCCTGACCATCCTCGGTGGTGGAGTCGTCACTACTGGCGCTGTGATAAACGGAATCGATTGCGCGAATAGGTAATAGGCGTATTGGAAGGGCGGATGAGAACAATGAGGTCGAACCCGAGACTTGTGATCGCCTTAATAGCGGTGGGGTCTATTCTTTTGATAGCTGGATCGATCATCGGGGCAGTTTCGCAGGCGGGTCTTTATCTCGTGCTCGCCGAGGGAGTCGTCGGTATCTACGGTTTGGGGTACGTGGTCTACCTGTACCGGAAGCTGGGCAGGTCGGGACATAGTGGCGATTAAGCTGGCTTGTGCGGTATTAGCTGTAGCCGCTGCAACCGCGGCATGCAACGGGGCGGATTCGCCCGCCGTGACCCCTAAAGCCACTCCGCAGCAAGCATTCGATCAGATCCCCGGCCAGTTTCCGGAACAGGCGCCTGGGATACCGGGCGCTTCTATTGCGCCGGTGGGTGCGTGTGTGAGTTTGGATGGGCCTAGTACGGCGGCGAAGCTAAAGGTGGTGGATTGTGGTTCGCCGTCCAACGGTTACAAGGTGATTCAGCGCGTTCCGACGCCTGCCGAGTGCCCAGCAGATGTGGATCACAAGTTCTATATGTATCCAGATGAAGGTGAGTTCACGGCTTGTCTGGATTACGCGTGGAGCGCGAACGACTGTCTGAGCATTGGGAAGGTGACGGCGGTTCGTGCGGCCTGTGATGACGCGTCGAAGCCAAAACGTGAGAAGCCGCTGAACCTTGTCTTGAACACGACGACGAACGCTGATTGTCCGACCGGTGGTTTTCCGCATCCGGTGCGCCGGTTCACGGTGTGCACGGAGACGCAGAAGTAGCCTGTCATGTGTGGCTGATGGTGTAGCTCAGCGGCGGTGGACCGCTGACGAGCTGGCAGTGGCGCTGGACCGGTCACTATCGTGCGCCGAGGCCGGCGCGAGGTTGGGCCGCACCCGGCTACAGGTGGAGAAGGCTCGAAAGCGATACCGGGGACGCGATATTGAGCAGCTGCTCGCCCAGAAACGTGGTCGCCTAGCCGAGCTAGAGCGGGTGGCCGAGACCGACATCGCCTGCTACGGCTCATGGACACCTCAGGAGATCGCGATCGCGTTGGATCGGTCGATTTCCCGCACTGAAGCGGCTCGCAGGTTGGGGCGTTCCTTCAGAGCGATCAAGCACATTCGAGACCTGCAGCGCCAAAAGGCCTCTGGTTTGATCCCGGCGCGCGAGTCGCGCGCGGAGCCGATACAGCAGCGCCTCTGGACCGAGGATGAGATCGCGGTCCTGACCGATGAGTCCCGCACACCCACGGAGATTGCAGCCGAGTTGGGACGTTCGATCAATTCGGTCACTGTGGCTCGCGCACGGTGGCTGGGGCGCCTGCAGGGCAAGGTCCCTGAACATCTGCACGGAACCAACACGGGCGTGAGCCGATACGGATGTCTGTGCCCGCGGTGCCGGGACGCTGCCGAGGCAGAGCGCCAACGACGGCAACAGGCCACCTGGCCCACAGCGGTCAACTACAAGCAACCCTGGACCGACCGCGATATCGAGATCGCGTTGGATCGCAGCCTGACCGTCATTGAGGCCGCCCAGCGCTTAGGGCGAACCCACAGCTCGGTGCGCGCGCTCCGATACAAGTACCGCGACGCCTGATTGCCGTTGGGCACCAGGTCACCGACGCACGCGTTGGGAAACTTATCGCGCGGTGGACGTGCCATGCGCACGTTCTACACCGAGGGACTGACACCATTCAGACCGATCACGCAGGGCGAGCGAGTGCCGCCGCTGGGCGTCACTCGTTGTGGCATGTACGCCTGACGGTCACGCCGCAGGGGGCGTGTCCCTTTTCTCAAGATACTTTTCATAATCCTTCCGCAAGTCCTCATAGCGAGTGGCCCGCCGCTGGAGTTGAAGGGGCAGAAAGAAGAATCCCATTATTGCGAACAGCGCAAAAGTCACCCCCATCGCGAGAAGCGTACTACCGTTATTTCTTGCTATCTCGACCCAAGCGGTAATTGTTCGCCTGAATAGCTCTCCGACGGCAAATGTGATCAACAATGCAATTACCGCATTAAACAATTGAATCCTGGAGTGCATACTCCTGGCACGCCTGATGAAGCAGTCGATCTCAGCGTCACAATCCGCATCTGCGGGGAACTTCCAGTGTGTGTTTGGATACTTCTCGCGAAAGCGCGCCCTGTCGTCGCTGTCAAAGAGTGTCCAGTCGAAATCACGGAATAGATCCTCTTCGCCCTTCTTGACCTCTCTATCCATCTTCCGCCAAATACGCCAGAAGCAACGAACATGCATCGCGCCAAGGGATGCCATCGCAATTATGATAAAGCAGTTCAACACGGGTGTCGGGGAGTGATTAGGATCCAATCCCCTAGCCGCGAGCAGTGGACCAATTAGCGCCAGTGCCGGCATGAAAGCCGTGGCAAACATCAAATTCTGCGGCGAGGGGGTCCAAATCATCCCCCAGACAGTCGAAGGGGTTTCCCGAAGGCGCTGTTTCTCCGCGCTTTCAAGAACTACGGAGAGTGCTCCAGTTATGCACAAGGATGCGAGCACCAGCATCATAAAGGTCAGCGCGCCGTAAGCGGCCACCGTATACCCTAAAGTGCGTTCGTCGAATAGCGCCATCAATACGAATGAACCCACCAGGACGACGTACTCTGCGGCCACCAGCCAGCATGCGATTCTCATCGCTCTTGCGACGCTCTTGCCTGCAGCGTAGCGAGTTTCCCATATCTGGATCACGCACCCAATCTTGACATATCGAAGCAGATATCGGGCGTCCGCTAGCAACCGTTATCTCTCATGGTGGTTTGATGCAGCAAACATTTCAGTATTACGCCCTGGTGTTCCTCGGCCTCCCCGCTCGCACCGCGCGCACATCCCCAATGCGAACCATCTGGTGGCCCTGAGCATCCCGGCCGCGCACCGGCACCCACCCGCGTCTAATCCACCGCTCGATGGTCCGCTGCGGCACGTGCTCGCCGAGGCGGGGGAGTATCACGTCGACCAGCTCGCGCACGGTCGCGTTGCGGTCGTCGAGCTCGCCGAGGTTGCGCGCCAGCACGTCGGCCACCGAATGCGCGGTGTCGCACTGCGGGCACACGATTGAGCCGCTGTGACTCGGCGCCATGAGTGCGTACCCGCACCGGGTTGAGTTGTCCCCGCGTCGGCCTCGCTCGGCAAGCACCTCATCGGGTGCCGGGTCGGTGATGCACGGCCCGATGATCATGGGCTCGGGTGGGCGGTTCACCACGCGTGTAATTGACCGGTACACCTGCTCGATCTCGTCGCAGATCTCGGCGCCGTTCTCCTGGAGCGCGATATTGGCCGCGTGCCGGTGCAGCCACTTGGCCATGCGCGCTGTCGTGGCGACTGAGTGCGTCTCGTCGCCGCGCCTTCCGGCGTAGGTCACGCGTAGATCATCCGCGGGGGAGTCGTCGGCCGTGCACATCTCTGGGGCGCCGTCGCAGTCGTCGCACAGTGGCCCGGGCGCCGAGGCGGGCAGCGTGACGAAGCACCGTCGACACGAGCCCGCCCGGGCCGGCGGTGCCGAATCGAGGCTGAACCGATCTGCCGGCCGCCGTGCATCCGGCTCGACGACCATCGGCAGCGGCCTTGGCCGGGTGCGGAATTCGGGTACCTCCAGCCCGCGCGTCTCGCACATGTCGCGGATGGTCGTCGACAACGCGTTGCGGATTCGGTCGAGCTCGTCACTGGCGCGTCCGTTGACCCGGCCGAGTGCCAGGGCATGCCACAGTGCGGCCTGGTGTCGGTCTCGATGGTCCCTGGCGGTCGGGGTGGTGTCCTTGTCGCGCGGGAACGGTTCGACGTGGCTCACGAGCGTGTCGTCGCCGTGCAGTACGTCGCGGCGCTCGCCCTTGCGTGCGCCGTCGCCCAGGTTCGCCTGCCCGACAGCGGTCTCGGTGAGTCGGTCGATCCACCACGGCAGATCAGCCAGGCGCTTGCGCAACTCCGCGATGCAGGCCTTGCACACGAACAGATCGGTTGCGCGTTCGCACCGCTTGCACTTGGTCAACGGTTGAATCCCCTTACCATCTTGGCGAATTGGACATCGAAATAGTGCTGCTCGATTTGGGCGAGGTAGTAGCGCTGCCAGGGCTGCAGCGGAATGCAGAGGTGTTCGCATATCTGCGCGATGCGGTCGGCGGCTCCGTGCCTCATCGCGCACCACCGGCCGCAAACGCGCCGAATGCATCCGTGCCCTCGTCGAATCGGCACCAGGTCTCGTAGCCATCGGTGAGCCGCTTCTCGATTCGCCACTCGCCGCCGCGCTTGCAGATACGCCAGGGCGCAGGTGGACGGTTCGGCCAGAACGGGGTATCGAGTTTCAGGTCGAGGGGATTGCGAAAGGCGAACACCGAATCGAGGGTGTAGGCCGACGGCGACGGCTTGCGTGGTTTGTCGTGCAGCTGGCCGTCGTAGAGGTACCCCTCGATCAGCGTGCCGTCGGTGAGCTGGATGGCCACGCGCCCGCCCTCTTCCAGCCCGGGGCAGGTAAACCGCTCGGGGTCCGTTTTCTGGGTCATCGTGTCTCCGTTCGCATATCGATTCCTGGGGCTGAGTTGAACGCTGGCGGGATTTCGGGGGGTTAGTGACTATCCGGTCGCGGCGCGAGGATTTTCGAGCGCTGCGCGGGCTCTGGCGAGTCCGGATCTGGCGGTGGCGGTGCGGTCGACGTGATCACACACCGAGAGGCCGTTGTAGCCGTCCTGGTCGCACAGGCGGCACGCGGCGATGGCCTGGCGCTTGGCATCTCGCTCGCCCCGGTGTTGTGCGCGCTGCTCGGCGGCGGCGACAGCCGCGTCGTCTGCGGCCCACTGGGAGTACTGCTCCCGGTAGCGCTGGCAGGCGCGGCACGGGTCCTCGGTGCCGCCAGGATGCTTGGGGCAGAACTCGGGGGGCGGCGCGCAGCGCTCCCCAACTTGAGTACTTACCAACGTAAGTTCCCTTACCCCTACCCTTACCCTTTCCCTAGAGGGTTCGGGCACGGTGCCGTCAGGGTTCACGGTTCCGGCAGGGTTCTCGCACCCTTCGGGCACGGTGCCGTCAGCGTTCTCGCACGGTTCCGTCACGGTGTCATCGGGGTCAGGGTCAGACGGGTCAATCTCATCGGCGACCTTGGTCGCCTCAGGCTTGCGCAGGCGACGTAGCTCGACCGCCAGCTCATGGCGCAGCTTGGGCGAGGCCACCATGACGGCGCATTTCAAGGCGCTCTTGAGGTACTGCGGATACCGGGTGACCTCGGTGGTGCGCATGTAGGCGCGCACGAACAGTTCGTCAGTGTCCTCGTCGTAGAACACGAACCGTTCACGCTCCAGCTCGTCGAGGTCGGCCTGTAGGTCATGAACGGACATCTCGTTGCACCCCTTGGCCCACTTGGTGATTTGAAGTGGTTGCATCCCGGCGCGGTCGAGATCCTTCTGACTGAGCAGCTGCGCATAGGTGCATTGCGCGGTGCGCGTGAGCGCTCGGAAATGGCCGTCGCGCCAGATTGATTCCTTGAGCATTCCGGCCGAGTTAGCCACGGTGTTCCTTTCTCTGATTCGCGTGCATGTATTCAGACTGCGGCACGTTCGGCACTCCTTCTCACCCCAAAATCTCGGGGCCGAACATCGGGTCCATCTGTGCCTCAAGAGCCGCCGTGCGTGCCCGCTGGCGCGTCTGCGCGTGGTGCTCCAGGTCGTAGTGCAGGTGGCAGCCCTGGCACATCGCGCGTAGGTTCTCCTCGCGGCAGTCCTCGGGGGTGTGGTTGAGGTGCGCGACGGTGAGCACGACTCGGCTGCCGGTGCCGTATGCGGGCTGTCCGTTGACGTTCGGGCAGCGGTCAAGGTGTGTACCCCGCAGGCACTCGCCCTCGCACTCACAGCGGCCTTGGGCGCGCTCGAAACGGATGCGGCGCGATATCTCGGGCCAGTCCTTGGGGTAGCGGTCGCGGTTCTCCGGGCGGATGGGCACTACTGCACCGCCTTGCGCACATGCTCGATCGCCTTCTCCGGGTCGGCGGTGCGCCAGTCGGGCCATTCCCGCTGTTCGTTTCTTGACTGTTTGGCCACGATGGCGTCAAGGATCTGTTGCGGCTCCCAGCCAGCGCGCCAGGCGCCATCGAAAGCCAGGATGATTACGTCGACCCACTCTGAGATGTCTTGGGGCGCGGCACGGATCTCGTCCAGTTCCTTGGCGATATGGTCCAAAACGCCGTTCGTCCGGGCGCCGGGGCCAAAGGTATTCAGGCTGAACTCGCGCTGGCGGCACAGGTGCGCGGCGTCGAGCACTGCGGGCGGCTCGGTCATCGCTCACCACATCCCGCGTCCCCGAACTCATCCCAAGGGATGAATCGATCGACCTCGTACTGACGAGAGCGCGTCTCCCCGAACCGGTCCTTGCACCAGAAACCCCACAAGCGCGTGCGAGGACCGGTGACAATGAGCGTCCAGCAGGGCAACTCGCGTCGGTCACGGCGCGTGATGAACGGATTGACGTGTTCGACAGCCGGCCACAGTTCGACGCGATGCCGAAAAGTCGCGGGCCGGAACGCGACGGTCCGATCCCAGCTCCGGTACCGACCGCCTAGAAGGCCCGAGCGCGCTGTCCGCGCGTTCTCGGTGAATTCGGTGTATCCGCCTTTGAGTATCAGGCTGATGAACCACCACGGGTGGTCGTGCAGTGCACGGTCGTCGTCGCTGCGTAGGAACTTGTGGAGGTAGACATTCACCACCTTGTTGCGTGGAATGACATACCAGCGCAACAGATATGGGCTGTCCTTCCCACCAATGATCTGATGGGGCTCGCGGCGCAACCACTTGCGTAGCCAGCCGTGGTTACTCGGTCCGGTGTTCATCACTCACCCCTTCTGAATTTCGTATGGCACTTCTCGCACCGCGGTCGACCGGCGCTGTGCGGCTCGGTCTTGCAGTCCACGCACAGACCGGCCTGGTATGCCTTGGTGCTCTCGGGGGTGCGGCTCATGACGCACTCGCCTTCGAGCCGAGTTCGATCATCAGCCAGGTATGGGCGAGCTGGATCTCGCTGCTAGTCATCGGGCGTGCCCAGCGCGGGTTGAGCATTGCCGCTATGGAATTCATGCCCAGTTCGCAGTCGTGGCACACGCAATCTCGGTGGTTGCGCACGACGCAGTAGCGCCCGCACCTGTCGCAAAACGCGTGCTTCATGCGCCCGCCTCCAGCCCGAATAACCCTTGCTGCATTGGCTTTTGGAGCCGCGACACGATCAGCGGCAAGTAGTCGGCCTCGCGTTCGATCGCAATGCACTGGCGGTCCTCCAGAACGCATGCCTCGGCGGTCGTGCCGCTGCCGGCGAACGGTTCCAGCACCACCGCGCCCACTGGGGCCACCAGCCGCACCAGCCAGCGCATCAGGTCGAGCGGCTTGACGGTCGGGTGCTGCACACCGTCGGCGTTGGGCCGCTCCGAGGTGGGCGCCTTGGCTTCGTAGCGGAACACGGGGAAGAAACGGGAAGCTCCACCCTCGTCGGCATACTCGGCGCCCGTAGCGGTCATTCCCCATCCCGCGCCGGATGCGGCGCCTCTCGGCTTGCCTACGCGGCTGGTGGACGTGCCGCTCTGTCGGTCGAGTACTTCGGCCTGATGCTCATCGAGGACGACGTTGGTTGGCCAACGGCCCAATTCTTCGGATCTGGCCACCGATGCACGACTTCGCTCGGCGTTCGCCGCCACCATGTCGGGGTCGTCCATCCAGGGCCGGTGCCAGCCGTCTTTCATCCGCTGGCCGCGCGTAGTTGAGCCGCCGCCGAGTTTGTCCCCGGTGGGTATCCGACAGGCATCGATGTTCAGCGCCCCGGTGCCGTGCTCGAGCACGTTCGCGGCCACGGTGCCCGCCAAAGGTTTCCGCGCAACGACGATGGGCTCGAATGACGGCTTGAGTGCGGTACCCCAGCCCTGCCATTGCTTGGCGGCGACGGTCGCCGGGGCCGTGAGAGGCAGCTCGCTATCGGTACCAAGCAGGCCGCTCATCGAACCCGACACCGCCGAGCCACCACCGTGCCGATGATGAGTGCCGACCACCTCACGCTCGGCACCCGCCGCCTTGTCGATAGCCTTGGACACGTCCAACGACTTCGGGAACCCTGAGCCGTACAGCCATGCGATGCTGTCGCGAATCTCGAAACCCGCGTCCTCGATTCCGGCCGCGAGCCGATGCCAGGTGCGCGAGCCACCGAACGCGAGTAGGTGCCCGCCGGGCTTGAGGATGCGCAGGCACTCGGTGGCCCATGCCGTGCACCAGCGCTGAAAGTTGAGCATTGCCGCCGGCGAGAGGTCGTAGCGGCCGGCCTCCATGGCACCGCTGTTGCTGTCACGGTTCGGGCGCTCGCGGCGGGTGACGGCCGGTGTCCCGTTCTTGCGTTGTGACCCGAATTCGCCGGGTTGGTCCCAGGCCTTGCCCATGAACGCGATGCCGTACGGCGGGTCCGTGATCACCGCGTCGACGCTGTTGTCGGGGAACATCCGCGCCGAGCGGTACCCCAGATTCCAGTCGTATCCGTAGTCGTCGGCGCGCAGCATGTCGAGGCAATCGCCGTGGTGCAGGGTGACCTGCTCGTCTTGGTAGTAGGGCGTGATCATGCGCTGACTCCGAACAGCTCCAGCTGTCCGACCGGCTCGTCCTCGGCGGTGAACCCGAGTGCGCGGTCGAGCAAGTCGTCGGTCCAGTCCTGGCAGCGCCAGAACTCGGCCTTGGCGTCGGCTTCCTGCTGCCCGGTTGGCGGGCAAATGCGATCCCCCATGTACGCGTACCCGCACGGTTCGCTCCCGCAGTGGCAGAACTGGTGGCGACGTAGGTTATTGCGCTGTGCGGCGGTGGCGCACTCGCGCATCTCGGCGACAAGATCGACCGGCAGGGAGCGCGCGTACTTGTTCAGCTGCGCAGTGGTCACGGTGACGACGGGGACGCCCCTCGATACGATCTTGCCCTGCCCGCACTCAAATCCCTTGAGGTGAGACGGATATCCGTCGGTAGGCAGGCGGGTGCCGCCGTAGCAGGATTGCATCAAACGGGTGACACCTGCGGGACCGATGAGGCAGTCGCGCATTTCCCACCCGCCGACCATCCGCAATAGCCAGCGTTGATCTTCGGTGAGCATCATGCAGGTGCCTTGGCTTTCTCACGTTCCTCGCGGGCCAGCTCATACAGCAGCGCAGATGGCTGGAAACCGTTGCGCCGGAGCTGTTCCGACATGGAGTTATAGGTGATGCCCATTTCGCGCGCAGCCGCATGGTCGGGTACGCCGATGTACACGTATTCGGACCATTTGAGTACGAACGGTTTTCCGGTCTCGGGAGGTAGTTCGGGGTCCATCCACATCACGTAGTCGCGGGTGGATGGGGCACAGGTTTGTTGGCCGCGAAGGATCTGGCGCAGAGTAGTGACGAGCTTTCCCGGGTGGCCGTTGGCGGCCGCGATGGCGTTGATGGTCCAGCCGATCGCCTGTAGCTTCTGCAGGTGCTCGCGCACGGGGGTGGCGTCGATGTAGCGACGGGAGATGGACGGGGCGGTCATAGGGTCACATCCGCGTAGAAGTCGCGCAGCTTCACGAATGCTTTGGCGGTGGCCTCGGCATCGCCGAGTGCCGAATGTGGGCAACGGTTCTCGATCTTGAGGGCGGCGAGCACGTCGGCCAGTCCCGGCAGCTCGGACGGGTCGCGCCCGAGAGCCGGGGCAGCATAGGCGGCGAGGTCGGCCAGGCGATAGTGCCAGTGCGTGCCAACCTTGCGTGCGACCATGGCTGCGTCGAATGTCGGGTTCGATCCGGCAAAGGTGTTGCCGCTCAGGATGTCGGCGAGGTCGCTCCACGCTGTGATGGTGTCGTCGGGATTGAGCATTGCGTCATACACACCGCGTTCGAAATAGCGGTTGATGGCGAAGGCCTGGGGCTCGATCGAGACCCTGGACAGGTCGACGTACGGCACGAATTCGAGTGTTTCTCCGGTGTCGACGTTGATGGCCGCAACCTCGATCGGCGCGCACTGCGGGCCGAGGCCGGTTGTTTCCAGGTCTACGACGATGAGGTTGCGGGACATCAGGTCTCCTCTACTTGGTGGGGATGGTGGGCATGACGGGGGTGGGCCAGCACAGCAGCGCCAGGCCCTTCTCACGGGCGATGTCCAGGCACTTGGAGACCAGGACGTTGGGGTCATGTGAGACCGAGCCCGCCAGCTCGCCGTTGGCCTTGGCCTGCTCCACGGCCGTTTTCTTGGCCTGCTCGGCCACAGCCGTCGCGGCGCGTTCCTGGTTGAGCTGGTTGATCTTCTGCTCGGTGCCGTCGTCGTAGTCGATGGTCGGCACTGCCACGTCCAAGATTTCGACTTGATCGCCGACCTTGGCGGCCAGGATCACCTTCGCCTTCTCCGAGAGTTCGGGCAGCGGCGAGCGGTCGAGGTTCTGCGGCGCCAACGGATCGAATGAGGCGAACACCTCATTGAGCGCGACTTGCAGATTCCGGGTGACCAGGTTGGACCGCACGTTGTCGAACGTCTTGTACTGCACGAACAGATCGGGCGTGGCGTCCGGCTTGATCTGCCAGCGCACCGAGACATCGGCGTCCGCGGTGGAGCTGTTGCCCAGTCGTACCTTGATTCGGCGATCGCCTGTGTGCTGGTCGATCTGCACGGCGCCATCCATCTCGGTGACCTCCGTCCATGGCGCCTTGAGGTGCAGACCGTTGGTCAGCGTGGTGCCGGTCGGTCGGCTGAACGTCGTCTCGATGCCGATCTGGCGAGTGCCGACCACGGTGGTCGAGGCGAACACCAGGAAAACCAGCGCGAACAGGAACACCACACCCGCGCCGCCGAAACAGATTCGTTTGTCGTTGCCGCGCTGCATGAACAGCCCGACAATCACCGCGATCACGGCGATGACGACCAAGATCAGGAAGAACCACATGGATACTGGCATCGTTGGTCCCCTTACTTGCCGAGGTTGGCGGCGTAGACGGGCACCCCGAGTGCTTCGGACAGCTCGCCGGTCTTCTGCGTCCAGGCATCGCGCACCAAGTGCTCATACGGCTTGGGGAACAACCCCAGGAACAGCTGCCCCTGACTCACGCGCAGGCGCAGCCAGCACGTCACCTCGATCAGCGGGTAGTCCTCGAACGGCCGCGCAGCGAGCGTGATCTCTCGCGGTACTTCAAGTGGCCGGGTGGCGGTGCCCGCCGATGCGGTGACTTCCTCGCTGTAGGTGAGGTGCTGACTTCCGGTGTCGCGCTTGATCTGAGACTTGAATGACCCATTGCTGGATGACTGGATGCTGTCGACGATTTCAACGACCTCGGCGGCCGGATGGCTGGTGATCAGGTGTCCGGCCTGCTCGATTAAATCGCCAAACTTCTCCTGGCCGTGGTACTCGCCGTCAGCGGCCTTAAATAGGGTCGCCCAGTCCGGGTCCGCGACGAACTGAAGAGTGAGCACGTCATTTCGACGTGTGTAGTCGGCCGTCGCGTCCGTCCCGAGTTCGTTGTAGATCACGCTGACCTGGCCCTTGTCGCGGTTCCCCCAGACGGTCGAGAGGCCTTGGAGTAGTGGCCGGCGCGTGACCTCGGCAAGGAATGAGGCCGTGTCGGTGACGGTTCGGCGCTCAGGTGCGCGCGGTGGGAACGCGGCGGGCACCTTGCCCCGTACGTCGACAACCTCGGTCTGAAGGCCGTTCTCGCCGTTGGCGGTGACGAGGTACAGCGGGGTGTCGGCGTCGGGCTCGTCGATCAGATCGGCGTCGTGCTTGGGTAGTGCAATGGTGTTGTCGGACATGGGTGTTACTCCTTCGGGTGGGTTGGGTTACCTGAGGCCGTAGTGCATGCTGGCGTTGTCGCGGGATAGGCCGCCCTCGCCGTCGGCGAAGAAGATCGTTCCGGCCGGATCCTTGGCGGGGTTGCTGGTGACATCGGGTACGAGGCTGACTGCGCCGGACTCCAGCGGCTCGACCTTGATCTTGATCGTGACGGTTCCGGTCTTCTTGCCGGTGGCCATCGCGGCCTCGACGCATTCATGCAGAGCCTTGGTTGCTTCGAGCTGAGTGCGGCCCTTGTTGAGCTGAGTGAATACGACGATGAACTCGGTGATGTCGCCGGGCGCGAGTTCGGTGCCTTCCTCTTTCTTCTCGGTGTCGTTGTCGGACATGGTTATTCATTCCCTTCTGTTGTGGTGGGTTGGTTCAGAACGTCGGTCACTACCTCAGCCTCGGCTTCGGATAGGTCGTTGATATCGGCGATTTCGCGGCCGACGACAGTGGCCAGATAGGTGAGCGTCTTGACGGTGGCCGCATCGCCGCGCAGGGAATAGCCCGCGTTGCCGAGCAGCCCGCGGATGGTGCCGATGGTCTTTTTGGTGGCCAGGAACTCGCCGCGCGAGTTGTATTCAGCGGGGTTGGCCTCGGGTGCTTCCTCGACCTTCTCCGGGCTTGGTGCCTGCTCGGGAGCTGGTGCCGCTTCGGTTTTCGGTTTGTCCGGGGCCTTGGCCTTGATCTCGTCGGTTGTCACCCCTGCGACCGGCGGGAACATCTCGGCTTTGTCGTAGCCATCGCGGGTGATCGAGGTGTAGGTGATGCCCATCTGTGCGACATCGCCCGCATCCCAGGCGCCGCGCTTCTTGCCGATCTTGGTCTCCAATTGCGCCTGGGAGACGCCGATGGCACGGAATCCGGCGATCATGTCCTCGATGCGCTTGGGCAAGGGCACGCCCTCACCGTTCTCCAGCGTGGCCTTGCAGATGTCCTGTGCCGCTTCGGTGAACCACTTCGGCAAGATGGCGTTGATGCACTCACGGACAGCGCGAGCGCCCGCATTGTTGTTGTTGTTCGTGATGTCACCAAGGTCGGTGAGTTCTTGGCGGCGCCCCTTTGACATGCGGGCATGGGGAACGATGAAGGTGCGCGTAGAGCGGGTGTTGGTCTGCACATCCCACGCCCACGCCTGAACCTCGGATTCGCCTCGGGAGTCGTCGCGGTGCAGCTCGTTGACGCCGTACTGCACGTTGCCCCAGACTCGCGCGAGTTCGCGCATGAGGTGCACCGATGCGCCGTTGCCTCGGTTCGGCACTTGGTAGAAGGCCTGTTTCGCCATCGCGGATCGATTGCACGTATCGCGCATCTCCGCTTCGGCGCGCTGCATGTCGCGCGGGATCTGCTGGGCCACGATGACGGCGGATTGGACCTCGGCGACGGCGCGGGACTGTTCGACTGAGGTGGCTTGGCTGACTGCTGTGCGCGGTGCGGGTGAGATGGGCTGGTAGGGGGTGACGGTCACTGATCGAGTTCTCCTTCTTGCTGGTAGGTGGCGTAACTGGGGAGCGATACCGAGTGCACGTGGTCGCCGTAGCCGGGCCAGTGGTCATCGGCGACGCATTGGGCGTACAGGTCGATGGCCTTGCGGTTGCGGCGCCGGCCGAGGTCGATGTCTTCGGGCTTGAGCTCGACCACGGTGATCGGGTAGGGCGCCGTCTTGGACTGCACGACGAACAGGAACGCGGCGTCGTCGGCGATCTCGCACGCGGCCAGGCCGTCCAGATACCACGGCGCCTGCTGGTGGTAGCCGTATTCGGCTGCGGCCTTGGCGAAGTGGCCCGGGTAGGCGCTGGAACTGGTCTTGTAGTCCACGACGATCAGCCGTCCCCGGCCTGGGTTGGGCAGCCAGTCGGGCCGGAACCGCAGGCGCACGCCCGTCTCCCGGTCGTGCCAATACCCGGACAGCTCCGGTGTCCCGTCGGCTAGTAGCGGCCCGGCGAGCGGGTGCTCGTGCACCCTGGCTGCCATCGCTTTGGCCTTGGCCACCTCGGCGATGTGCATCGGGATCTGACCGGCCTTGCGCGCTTCCTCGGCCGCTGCCTGCCACATCGCGGTGGCGGTGGGCGACTTGGCGGGGGAGTCATCCTTGTTCAGCCCGTGAACGGCCGGATCTAGCTCGCAGATATCGGCGCCTTCGCCCAGCACGAACTTGTGGGCAACGTGCCCGAAGTCGTATTGCGGCTTGGGTTCTGGCGGTTGCCCCTGCTGGTAGTGGAAGATCTCGGGCGAGGACGGCGCCAGCAGTGCGCGGGCACCCGACGACGACAAGCTGGTGCGGTCAGCGTGGTAGACCTCATCAGGAATACCGCTGTATAGTCCGTCAGCGGTGGGGATTTCGGCGGTAGTTGTCATGCGGCAATCGCCTCTCGTAGCTCGTGAATCCGCTTGATGGTGTTCCGCAACCCGGCACCGTTGAGCGGGGTTATCAACGCAATGGAGAACGGGTATCCCGAAGCGGGGCAAGGCCTGGTCACGGTGTCGAAATGCCCCGTGATATTGCCTCCGCTGGAGCGCTTTACTCGGGCCCAGCACACGGGGCAGTAGTACCGATTCACTCGCCAGGCTCCAGATCCTCGACAACCGGATGGATGACCCGCGACGGGTCGAGGGTGAGCGCGAGTGTCGCTGTAATAGGGGAGAATTCGGCGTCGTCGATGGTGATCGCTACCTTGACGGCGATCTGGTCACGGGCCAGTTTCGCCGGTCGGTTCGCGCGCTGGCCAACGATGCGCAGGCCATCAACCGGCCTGAGTCCGTCCTCGCCAGCGAGTCCGTACCTGTATCTGGACGCTTCGAGAATCAGGAACCCGGTCGCGGTATGTGTTGTGCCCTCGGTCATTACGCATCCTCCTTGAGCACGGCGCTGGCTTTGTCCCGGCTGTCGCGATCGGTGAAGAACTCGACGAGCACGACCTCGGCGGTAGCGTCGGCGGTCCAGGCGCATCGCGGGTCTGTACCCGACTCCTTGACGGACTCGCGCCACGCCTTCTGATTGGCGACCAGGACGGCGATACCGCGATTGCCCAATCTCTCGAACAGGTCAGCGATTTGCAGGTCCAAGACGTTGTTGGCGACGTTGGGGGAGCACTTCTGCTCGGCCTTGTCGAACGCGGCCATGAGCTCGTCGAACGTCGGGTTGGGGTCAAAGGTGATGGTCATGCCGCACGCCCCTGGCTCTGCTGCGGCGCGGAAGTATAGGTGTCGGCGTATGACTTGAGTAGTGGCGCATGGCGTTTGCACCACACCTTCACTGAGCCCACGATGATTTGGGCCGACTGATCGAGGCTGTAGCCGCGCGCCGACAGTGCCCGGTATGAGTACCGGATGCCGTCGAAATTGGGCTGCGCGTCCAGCTCGTTGCACACGCGCCAGCCGCTCGTCGTCACGAAGTCATCGGTCACCGGGTCGGCGTGCGAGTCCGGGGAGGCCAGCAGCATCGCGGCGAGCACCGCGATAGCGGCTAGCACAACGGTGATCGCGTCGTAGCTGCTCAGCCGGGGTCGGCGGCGCCCGTGCGACCGCCTGCGGATATGTTGGGGCATGCCAAGTCCTCTCAGTAGGATTGGTTGGTAGGGGACGCTGGCGGTTTCTGTTTGGCGACGGGACCGCCAGCGTCTTTACTTATTCAGTTGTGGGACTTGCGATTACTTGGAGATTCGGCCCAAGCGTGCGGTGATGAGTTCCATCCCTCGCGGCAGAATGCGCAAGGTGTAGTGGGCACAGCTGCCCCATGAGTGCGCGACGACGTGCTCGTGCGCTTGGAAGTAGTGCGTGAACTGCGCGTAGTGGTCGTACTGCACCGCGCCGCACGGAGCGTGTTTGGCGAAGATCAGCCGCTCATCCAGGAGCCACTGGCGAAACTCGCGCTCGCGCATGCCGAGCAGCTTGGCGGCTTCCCGGATCAACCGGGACCCACCCTGTGCAGTGAGGTATGTATCTGCAAGGTCGGCCTTGGGCTCCAGCTCGGCGATTCGAGCATCCTTGGCCTCGATCATCCGCTGGGCTTCGAGCACGGCGGCGGCGAGTAGGTCGGTGCCCGTGAGCGCGGGCGCGGCCGTGGCGGTCTCGGCCTCACGGGTCTTGATGACGAAGTATGTCTGCGCGGCTGCGATTTCAGGCTTGCGTGGATCGCCATTGAGTGCGACGAGATAGCAGGCGTACCGGGAGAGGTGGTAGTCAGCCTGTGCCGGTCCTCGGCTCCCAGAAACTTTCCCGGAGGCGGGAAAGTTTTGCGCTGCGTCGTACCCAGCATTGCGGGCGGCAAGCTTGGCACGGCTGATGGCGTCGGCGAACCGCTCCCACTTCTCGTATCCGAGCAGCGGCATGAGATCACGTGCCGACCAGTACTCGCGGCCCTCGTCAGTCAGGTGACGGATCGCGTCGAACGGGGAAACGATCACTGGCGCGCTCACGAGGCCACCGCCTTGGACTGATTGCACCAGGCACGCAAGGACTCTCGGGACACCGCAACGCCGGTCATGTCGTGGATTTCGTTGGCGATGCCCTGCCAGGACTTGCCCTGTGCCCGGCGTGCGCCGACGAGTTCGGGGAGTCTTCGACCACCGAGCCGAGCCTCGATCAGCAGAAGTTTTGCGCTCATGCCGAAATAATTACATGCATGAAATTTGATTGCAAGCAT